TTACCGGCCAGCGAGCTGATCCACCAGGTGATCGCCGGGGGCCGGGTGCTCGTCAGCTGACGCTTTCAATACCGGCGTCGGGCTGTCCGACAGGGCCGCCATCCCCAGCGCCGACGCGATCCCGCTCGCGATGGTCTCATCGGAAAACGGCACGTTGCCATTCTCCTGATGAATAATGGCCTTACTCAGCGCGGTTAAGACATCTGGCGAGGCCACATCCAGCCGGGTGGTCGGGGTGACGCCCAAGGCCTGACTGACGTTCTGAATGTACGCGGTGGTATTGTTATTGTCCTGCGGCGGCGCCCAGCGGTTAATAATTTTACTGATGGTATCCAGCCCGCGCCGCTGGTAAGCAAGCAGGTTGACGCCCAGAGCGCGGATGCCGTGTTCCGGGGACGCAAAGGTGGCAAAACGCCCGTCGGTGCCGTTCTGCCCCTGCCAGGTGAAGGCCCAACTGGCCTCCAGATTGCCGGGGTTGTTATTGCGGATCCCGCGGATGCCCCCGACCGGCGACCATGCGGGCCCGGTGCGGCTGTTGCGGTACTGAGGTAAGCGGTTCATCAGCGCGAGCTGATTTTCACGCCAGCCCTGCAGGCTGGCGTACTGCCCCAGCTGCTCAAACGAGGCGGGCGTGGCGGTCACCGAGGCCTGACGGCGGTCGGCAGGTTGCGGTGAGCTTGCCGCAGGCTGAGCGACGATCGGCTGCGCAGAATGGGTTAACTGCTGAAAAGAGGCGGGTACGCTGGTCTGCGTCATTCCGGCTGGCGACGGCTGCGCCGATAGCGTGGCCACCTGCTGCGGGCTGCTAATCTGCTGCTGTTCATAGTAATGCGCAATACCGGACATCATTCCCTCTTCATATTCACCCGACAGCCGCGCAGGGGCTGCCAGCGCGTTCGGCGGTATTATACAGAAAAATCTTAGTGAGAATGGGGTCAAGTCTCAGGCCAATACCAGGTGCAAAACCGCGGACTGGGAGTAGCGGGTTAGTCCGTTGAACACGGCAGCTTTTTTTACGGATAAAAAGGGATAAGGGGACAACTGACAGACTTAAATGGTACGCCCTAAAGGATTCGAACCTTTGACCTACGGCTTAGAAGTTCCTAGAACCACCTAATTTAACAGTAACATACCGCATCATCCCTGCGCTCACACGTCCCATGATGCCAAAAGATGTAAAGACACGACAAAGCCAGAAAAGCCATGCGTGTCTCACTTTTGTCTCACACCACCCTGTCGTCTTCGATCGCACTGTTGATGAAGTACGTCACCCGCCCCAACACTTCCACCTCTTCCGCCGCCTCACCCTCAATCGCTTCACCATCATCACAAATCAGCGCCCTGCCCATGACCCGGGCAAATTGAGTCCGACCGCCGGACAAAATCAGCAGAACCTGATTCTGTACCAACTGGGTGACCGGTTCGATAACCGCAAAGCCGGATGAGGTCTCAAGGATACGGCTGTCCATGCCTATACCGCAGATAATTTCAGGCGACAAACGTGGGGCTACGTAATCAGCCGCCGGTGAAGGAAAGCCCATCAGTGAACCCTCCCCATGTTGCGCAGGATCCAGTAGTGATTGCCGGTTCCGTCAGTTGTCTTATCCGTGAAATCTGGCTGGTAGCGCTGTATCCACTCGTTGGCGTCGGCCCGGGTGAAATGCCAGTTCCGCGCGCGCAACTCGCGGATGAAGTCGTCGGTGTGAAGGCACTTATAACCCTTTGGGTTTTGCTGTATGGCAGCGACAAATGCGTTGTGAATGTCTGATTTGCGGGGCATGATCTGCACTCCTTTTACTGTTTTTATATACAGTAGTTTTAAAGAGAGTGCAGATCAATGCGGCGACGCCTATCAATAAGGTTCGCTGGAAGGGTGGTGCCCTCAAATCGGCGACAGATCATAAATTTGAGATTTTCCTGCTCAGGCTTCCTGTAGCGGAGTATTAACCCTCATCCCATGCACTACATTCTTCTTATAGGGTCGGCATCAGGAGCGCTAATGATAATTGCACTGTTGGTCGCGGGCATCCTTGCCCTGGTCATTGCCGGACTGGTGATTCTTTCTGCCATGCAGGATCTGGATGATGACTACTAACTGGCTCCACAGAGTTGTGTATACAGGCCTGGGGTTTTCATATCCTCTCCGACACTGCTTTTGATTGATTGGCATGGGTGGTTGTAACGCAGTGGGTTCATTGGTGAACCATGATAATTAAATGCATTTTCAGGAAGCGGCAGTTCGGCCTTATTGACTAGCGACTTCGAAATTCCAGCCTTTAAAGTGATAATTTCGCGTGTCATCATCATAATCAAATCAGCGTCGACAGATACAGCCTCCCCTTTAATTTCAGCCTTTGTTGCAGTTGCAAATAAGTCCAGCAGGGTTTCAATATCGAGGGGCTTAACCCCGCCAATAACGACGTTCCCAGTAATATTCATATTCACTCCTGTTTAATTTATTAAATTGCAGCCATGATAAAGCACAGCAGCTCTTCGTAACGAATGCCATACCGACCGCCTGCCTCTTTGACGAGCACTTGCTCAGCTGGCTTGATAACCTCCCATCGCTCTTCCTCAATGATTAGTTGCTCCCCGTCTGGTGATACTAATGAACTCGTCACCGCCGGGTGATAGACCATCTCGGCAGGGATGGTTTGATACTGGTCTTCCCATTCGTCATAACAGAAGAGTCCGTAATCTGAGGCGTTAAGCCCCTCATCCGCAAAAGCCTGCTGAACATCCTGAGCTATGACCCCGAAATGTAATCGGGCGCGACCGCCTTTCTCTTCCACTGCATCAGTAAATTTGAAGCGTCTGAACATCCCTTTGAGTTTAATGGCGACCCGGCGCTCAACCTCTTCCATTTCGCGGATGTCAGTTTTAACCGTACCATCAGAGGTATTGATTGTGCCGGTACCTGCAAAAATAACACTCCACCTGCGTGATGAAGATCCGCAGGCGCGGACGTTATCGGTCGCTGGCTGTACAGACGCGTCGAAGCGGGCGTAATTATTTGCATCCCCCGGAGTATTCATCAGCCCTTCAATGAATGGCAGGCTCCCCTGGTTTGCAATTACGAGCTTATTGTCTCCGGACGCTACACCCGCCCCTGCCTGGTCTCCGATGAAAATATTACCGTTCCCTGAAGACAGCGTTCTCCCGGCTCCTCGCCCGAGCATGACGTTGTTACTGGCAGTACCGACAGCGTTAAGGGCGTCAGCCCCGACAGCGACGTTATTTGCACCAGTAGCTGTGCCGGTAAAGGTGTTTGTGGTTGATGTAACACCACGTCCGGTGTTATTCCCCACGTAGGTATTATTATCACCGCTGGTAATTTCTCGGCCTGCTGCGTTACCTATGAAAGTACAGCCATTGACAACATTGAATGAAAGCCGCTTGCCAGACGAATCAGTAACTATACCCGCACGCATGCCGGTAGACCGGCCAACACCAACGTTATTGCTCCCGGTGTGAAGTTGCTGGAAGGAAGACGACCCAATACCAATGTTGAATGAGCCGAACTTGTTCTCATTAAGCGCATCACGGCCAATGCCGATGGAGTTGTTGAGGGTTATTGCTTTCTTGAGGGCGTTAACGCCAATTGCGATAAGTTCGGTGCCGGTGCAAGGAGAGGTATCCGTCAGGGCGTCAACCAGCGTATCGCCAGAAATAGTTCCGTGCCCGGCGGCTGTAATATTGGTCCCGGTTGAGACATTTCGCCCGGCGCCAGGTCCCAGCAGAACGACCCTGGCATTGATATCATCGCCAACAAAATTCTTTCCGGCGTCATAGCCAAGGATAAGATTCCCGTGGGTTTGCGCCATGTTAGTGAATGGAATTGTCCCTTCAGCAACAGTCTGTATGCGCTTTCCAGGTCCCCAGAATTTACCCGGAATGTCTGCAGGAATTAAATAGGTGCCTGCCGGAACGTAGACCCCACCAGGAGAGGCAGTGGCAGCAGCAGTAAAGGCTGCAGTTGCATCCATGGTTCCGGAAGTGATCGCAGCCAGATCAGCTTTGGCGACAAAATCCAGTACGCTGACAGTCTCCTGGTTTTTATCATGCTGAGTTCGCGGCGCTGCACCGGCCAAAGACTGTTGTACCGCCATCATGGCGTCACCCAGAGCAGGGTTTTTCAAATCCGCCCGAAGTGAGGCATCCCCAACACCGACCCACTTACCCTGCCCGACGCCGCCCGCACTTTCCGGGGTGGAGCCAGGCGGAACAACTTTGGGCTGTGACCAGTCTCCGTCCCAGCGGTAGTATTCGCCATTGCTTTCGAGCTGCAAAACAGTGTTAGGAGTGAGGAGGGTATAACCCTGCTCAAAAGATTTCGCCGTGATATAGCCATACTTAAGCATCGCCTGGTTAGCATCGTAATTCAGGCCGGCGATTGTACGGTGTTTTTGACCAAAGCGATCAGTATAAGTGTGGCTGTCACTGGTGACGAATTCATCGATTTTCGCCCCACCAAATACATGATCGCGGATGTCTGCGCTTGGAACCGGGTTTTGCGTTGGAGTGGGAACCGGAATATTCAGGTAGGTTTTAGCCATATTATTCTCTTTCAGGCGTGAAGAGGCCTCGGGAAATACCCGAAGCCGGCTTGTTGTTGGCTGATTAGTCGTTCAGATAGATGTCGTCGCTGTACTCAACGAGTGAAAGCGTCTGTGTGTCATCCCCGTTCGGCTTTGATGATTCGACACGCCACAGCGTTGAATTGAGCTCCTCGCTACTGGCGAGGAAATAGCGGGACGGCGTCTGAACAGTGCGACCATCGTAAATATTCAGATCAAACACCTCTGCGGCGGCTGTGAACGCTTTCTGGTTACCGGCGATCGGGTAGGCCCGGTACCGCCCATGGAAATTACCCAGGCTGTCAGTCATCACCACCCACATATCGCCCGGGAAATTCAGGCGCTCGGAGGTTTCAAAGACATCACCAGCCCGGCCTTTGAGGTAACCTGTTTGCTGATCGTTGTCGTACATGTCAGGACACTGCACCACCGCCCCGCGTACGACCTGCGTTGTCTCGAATACCTTAACTGTCTGGCTGAGCCGAGACTGCACCAGGCGGTTAGCCTCAAGCCAGGCCCGGTTGCGCGCCTGCGTGACATTGCGGCATCCGGAAAGGCTGACTGTCATCGCGTTTTCTGTCGGCGCCGTAATCTCATGGATACCAGACGTTCCAACCTCGAGATAGATGTAGGCTTTTTTATTGGTGCGCGGTTCAACGTAGTCCAGCGTGATGCCGTCATAGCCGTTAGGCAGGCTCATCGAATAGCCCATTTTGAAGCCATCCCAGAACATATTGCTGCGGCCGAATACGGCGGCCGGGACGACAGCCTTTTCATCCCGCCAGAACGTCAGCACATCACCGATCCAGTTGATATCCACCCGGGCAGCGTTGCAGATCACCTGGATACGTTCACCAAGGGACTGCTTCGAGTCGGAAAAGGTGTAATCGAAGTACCCGAGCTGCGCATCCGGCAGGCTGTCGGCGATCGCATACAGCGTAGGCAAATCCAGGCGATTAACGTCCTGTTTCGCAACCATCACCCACTCATGCAGCACGGCGTCTGAGAATGAACGTGATGCGCGCAGCGTGGGATCAACGAGGCCGGTGGTGCGGTTGTACGAGATCACCAGGCGGTTGGCCAGCAGGTTGTATTTACGATCCTTGATTCCCGAGGCGTTTTCCGTCTCCTGCACCGTCACTTTTACCAGAGTGTCTTCCGGGTATGTCACGTTAGTGCGAATGTTGATGGAGTGGGCCGCGAGGATGTACAGCGTGGAGCTTTCGCTGGAGTTATTGGTACGCTGCAGGCTAAAGGCATATCGCGTCTTACCGGCCGCCGGCTGTACTTTGAATGTGTAATAGACGTAATCCTGGCTGCCGCTGGTATTCTTTACGTCAACAGCCAGTGACTGCTCGGTACCGGGAATGATGTCGTTGTCATCATCCACCGCCCACCATTTGATGGTGACCGGGCCACTTTTCCCGCCCCCGAGACTCCCCGACAGGTGAAACCAAAGCCAGGACGACTCAACTGCAGCAAAGAACGGACCAACCACAGTCCCTTCGTACTCGGTAAGCTGGAAATACGTGGTATTGATCGTGGCGGTTGCTGGCGTCTGCGCAATGTCAGCGCCACCGAGATCGGCAAACACGAATGTGTAAAACTGAACGGGGTCAACCGGAGCCGCGTCGTCCGTCATCGTGGCGTCAATCAGCGTACCGGTAACAGTGATATCCTTCGTGACATTGCCGGAAGCTGTTGGATAGGTCACGTTGAGAATAAACGTTACATACAGGGGTTTTACCGCATCGTAGAAGTAATCAAAGTCAGGGCTCTTCACGATTTTCACAGAGATCTGCCCGCCGGCATATGTACCCTGCACGATGCTGTTTATTGTGGCCTGCTGCTTAATCACACCGCTATCTTCGTTCAGCCCTGGCAATTCCTGCCCGTCCACATCATCAAAGGCATAACCCTCGTTAATGGTGCCAATCACGTCGCCAGGCTGATAAATCTGATAACTCGCCCCGGCCATTGCCGAAAGAGATGATTCTGAATACCGCACAGAGGACACGTTATAACGACCGTAGCCGATCTCCATGAACTCAGTGATGTACTTCTTGTTGTCGATAAATTCGAACAGAGACTCCTGAATCAGGTCCGGATATGAACGCACCTGGCCGTAAATGTTTGGCCTGCCCTTATACAGACGGGCAACGTTGGTCTGCCCGGTGAGATCGTTGTTTGGCGACTCGCCTGTCGCAACGGACGGCGATTTCTTTATGTCGCCGACCAGCGTCTTCTGCAGCGCGGCCAGTGACTTTTTGGTTAGCTTGATAGGGTTCAGTGCTTCCCACGGTGCCGACAGTTTAATGAGGTCTTTTAAGCCACCCATGTTCTGGGGCTGGTCGAACACTGAAAGGTGATCGCCCACTCTGAAGCGGTACCCGAGATCGAAGTCGTCACCGAGCTCTTTGCCATTAAGCCTCAGGAGAACGCAATTATGCAGCTTCTGCCCATCCAGCCAGTCAACCATGCGCCGTCCGGGCTCAAGGCGCCCGCGTTCTTTGGGCGCGCCTGGCAACCGCTGTATATCAAATGTCGCCATACTGAAGAAACTCCGTTCGGGTGAATGCCCGCTCGAGAACAGGCAGTGGGTCAATGCGCACGCCCCCGCCTTCGCCCCGCGAATGCAGGCAGCGGTTACCCTCGATGACCATGCCAACGTGATCCGGGTTATCGCCGCGGTAGAAAACAGCAATATTGCCGTCGAGGCGCGCGCCTGGCCGCCAGAACACAACATCACCTTCGTAACAGGTTATGAAGTCGCCGCCGGCTTCGTAATCCGGCGTCTGGTGGATCTCAATGCCGGACACATGCCTGTGGTACAGGACGATAAGCCCCCAGCAGTCCACCGCATCAAAGCTGCAGGCGCGGTTAGCCCACGGCAGGCCGATGACCTTCCGTATAAAGTCGATTTTTTGCATCAGAGGTTACTCAGGCCGGGGTACAGGTCGACGGTGTAGATGATGTTGGTGGCCACGGTCAGCGGGTTGGTCATGCCGACAGTAACCGACACGTTTTCAGCAGCAGAGGCCACATCGCGAACGTACATGGAGTACGTCTTCAGCGGGACCGTATCGCCGATGTTTTCCCAGATATCGTAGCGGAAGGTTATCGGCTCCATGCGCGCCGGGCCGCGCCACAACTTCAGTCTCTGCTTGATGTCCTGCGACAGTGCCGCAAAGGTAATGGACGCGTTCAGCGTGGTGGTGCCGTCCTGCGCCGGTTCAGAGAAATCAAACCGCGTCGGCTGGTACTGGCTCCCTGCAAAACTGGCAGGCTGGAACAGGTTGTTCACCAGGCGATCGGTCCCAAAGGCAGAGTGACTGAAGGTCACCGTCTGCTTAAGGTCCGACGCCGGGCGGCGCTCTTTCCATTCCCTAAGGGTTGGCATCTGGGAGGATCTCCGTAACGAGTAAGTCGTACCAGTAACCGGCGCCTGGCTGCGCGTTTATGATCCAGTCGTCGTAATCTTCAGTGATATCACCCAGGAAGTTGCAGATGATATCTGCCGTCCAGGTGACGGTATTACCGTTCTTGCTGGTCTGCACAGGCATGGTCAGGAAGTGAACCTCCTGCACCTGCACGCCCTGTGTGTCACCCAGGTCAATCGGGATATCGAACCACGCCTGCCCGCGATTGCAGTAGTTCGGCGAGCGCAGCCACGACTTGAAGCGCTCGGCTTCAGCCAGGGTGAATATCCAACTGAGGTTCCAGGACGTTTTCAGGTCAGTGGTGATCGGCGTGAACACCGAGGGGCCCACTGCCGGGTTGCTCTGCCGGAAGCTGGTATCCTGCGTCATGTTCTGGTTCGCGCGCTGCGGCAGCGGCAGGAATGGCGGGTATTTAACGTCTGCCATCAGTAATCTCCAGTTGCCTGGCGTGAAAGCCCGAAAGTGCTTTGCAGTGTTGAAGACATAGGGCCGCCGGTATCCATGTCCTGAATGAAAATGTCGATGATAGGGCTGCCATTATCGATTCGGCTTTGGGCCTTAACGTCAGAACCGTTGTAGTTGTTCACGTTAATAACAAAGCCCCCGCCGCCGCTTCCGCCACCCTGCATATCCTTGTTGCTGATGACCTTACCGTTATCGCCGGGGATCATGTACTGCTTCCCGGTGCTGGCCCGGTAAATCTCAGGCATCCCGCCTTCGCCGACCTGGTACATGCTGCCAGCGCTGACCGGGCCGCCGTTTTTGCGCTTGCCTGAGAGAGCCATGATGCCTGCCATGGCACCAAGACCAACGAGAACCGCACCACCAAATGAGGCTATGGATGACATAATCGCAGCGGGCGTCCAGGCCGCAGTTGATGCTGCGGCAGCTGTGGTGCTTGCTGCTGTCTGTATACCAATACCTGCGACCTGAGCCGTGGTGGTTGCAGCAATTGCCGCTTGCTGAGTGGTCGCCCCCATTATGGCTGACTTGGCCCACTCAACCCCCATCTGAACGAAGGTGTTAATGAGGCTGTTAAGAACGGTATTACCGATCGAACGCATGGCTTCTTCAGCAGACATACTGCCGGTGATGATTCCTGTCAGAGCGTTGCTGGCGTTCCCGGCAAGTGCATCGAAAGAAGCCGCAGCCGCCTCGTTAGCTAGGCTCTGGTTACGCCAGATTTCCCACTGGGCGGCGATGCGCGCTTGCTCATATTCTGTATCAGCCGCGGCCCGCAGCATCAGGGCATTCTGGTGAGTGATCACCCCCTGCTGCTCATACTGTTGAATCAGAGCCATTTTGCGCGCGTTCTCGTTCGCCAGTTGTTGTACCGGGTCAACGCCTCCAGCCGCTTCCTGCTGCGGCGTGACAGCCTGTTGAGCACGGATTTTGGCAAGGTTGTTCTGGTGCGTTGCCTCCAGTCGCTCTGCGGTCTCGTTGTACTGCTCTAAGCTGATTTTCTTCGCAGCCAGAGCGGTATCCAGATCCGCAATATCCTGCTTATAGCTGGCGTTTTCGCGCGCCTCAGGCAGGAGTTTTTCGGCGGCGGCCTGGGCTTTAAGCGCGTGAGCTGTATCCCATTTTGCAGCGGCATACTGACCAGCAAGCTCAAGGTCTTTTTGAGTAGCTGCTGCACCCAAGGATTGCTGGGCAGTAAGGATGGCTTGCTCGCGGCTGAGTTGTTGCGTCGATCCGGCAGCCAGCCCTGCCTGCTGCTTCAGATTTGCCAGTTTCTGAGCAACAGATTCAGTAGCCGAGGCTGATTTTTTAGCCTCAGATGCTGCTGACTTATCCTCTTTGCTCTGATCCTTCCTGGCTTGCGTGGCGCGTTCCGTGGCCGCATATTTTTCCTGAAGTGCTTTGACTGCTCTTTCGTCAGTCACTCCAGCATCCTCGGCATCATATGTAGCCTGAAGCCTGGCCCTGGCCTCCCCCTCACGCTTAGACAGGGCCAGGCGACGCTCAGCTTGCTTAATGAGCTTCTCACCCTCCTTGCCACCCCAGTCTATTTTTAATGCCTCAGAGTTGAATTCTTTAAACTTCTCCGTTGTCTGCCCAAGCTTTGCAGCAAGAAAAGCCTGAGTTCCACCGAGGAATGAGGCTTGCTTTTCTGCCTCTGCGATGGCTAAAGCGTTGTCTCTTGCCGCCTTCATTTGGGCAACGATACCTTGGTTAACTTGGACATTGATCTGGTGAAGGGCGCCCTCTGTCTGCTGAAGGGTCGCCGTTGCCCCGCTTAAGTCCCGACGTTTTTTAGCTAATTCGTTGGCTGCATTTTCCGCCTTGATGACATATCCGTTATTTTTGTCTTCAGTAACGCCGAATTGCTTAGCCAGCGTTGAATACTTTTCGTGCTCGGACTCTAGGCTGCTAATAGACGATTCCAGGTCTTCGATTGCTTCCTTCTGCGCCTTGATTGAACTGACGGTATCAGCTCTCACGCCCTGCGCCTGTGCAAGATTCATCTCTTTTAGCTTTTGAATGACATCAGGAAGCGTATTGGCAAAAGCTATATTTTCTTTTCTGGCTTGGGCTTGGTTCTGAGCGTACAGATACCATCCAGCGGCGACTGCCAGTAAAACACCGGCGACACCTCCAAGAGGAAGGAGGAAGGCGTTAACTGATTTGAGCGCGCCGAGCATAGTAAAGCTCGTAGCTGCCACGACCTCTTGCGACGCAGCCAGTCGGCCATTTGCAGCCCTCACTGCTTCGGTGGTAGTTGCAACAGCCCCATTTGCAGTTACTATTTGAGCGCTGGCAGCTGTAATTGCCGCAGACCTTGCACCCTGAGCCGCAGCTTCTGCATTTGCCAGGCGCGTTGTGAGGACAGCTTCTGCCTGCCTTACTTCTGCCATCCTTGTGGCCGTTGCAATGCGGCCCTGTTCGGTGATTTGTGCTCTAAGTCTCTGCGCTTCCAATGCCTTTTCGGCCTGGATTTGTTGAAGGCTTATCTTGATGCTCGCGACCTCGGCCTCAGCATGAGCAACCTCGGAAACCGTTAAGGCGTTTGTTGCCTTGAGGCTTGCCAGCGTTTGCTCTGCTCTGGTTCGCTCTGCTATTGCAGCCTCTTGCTCAACGATCGCTCTGCGCTGAACCGCCTGTGCAGCCCCCATTTCATCCTTAGCCAACTGCCTTTCCGCTGCGGACTGTTGTGCTGTAACCACAGTGGATTTTAACTTTTCAGCGGTAGCCATCGTGATAGCTGCTGCGTAACGACTTCCCATGACTGCACTGACCACAATCAGAGCATCACTCAGCGTACTCAGACTCTCCGAAGCAGTTATAACCGAATCGCGAAAGCCGGCGGCAAAAGACTTAACAGTGGAATTTTCGCCAAAGAATTTCGTTACGTTATTACCAGCAACCTGCAACCCTTTGGCAATTGATACTGTGGTATTAGCAAACTCTTTTCCAATTGCATCACCTTGCGAAAGCAACCCGTTCACAATAACGTCAGTGGTTAACTTTCCTTCTGCTGCCATTGCGCGCAACTGACCGATGGACACTCCCAGCGAATCAGCCAGAGCAACCATCAGTCGACTCCCCTGTTCAGATACAGAGTTGAATTCTTCGCCGCGCAGAACGCCAGAGGCAATACCTTGCGAGAGCTGAATAATAGCGTTTTCGGCTTCTTGCGCGGTTGCCCCGGAAACAGCAAAACCCTGATTGATAATCGTTGTGAGTCTGGCAAGGTCTTCGGCGCTGGTATTGTAGGTTCTGGTGCCTCGTTCCAGTCGAGAGTACAGTGTTGCTGTGCCGTTCAGCGTCGACTGCGTAGCCTGGCTGATGTCAAAGATGCGCTGCATCACTTCGGCTTGCGTTTCACCTGTACGGATAGAGTTCGAAACCTTGTTGTTAAGCTCAGTCCAGGCATCGGCGTATGCGCTAACCTGCTGAACCGATAACGCCGCAAGTAACCCCTTAGCTACTCCGCTCAGGCTGGACATTGTCCTCTCCATGGATCCTATGGAGCGTTCAGTGCGGGACACGCTGGCTTCAAGGCGGCCCATACTGCCACTCAATCCATTCAGTGCGGCATCAACATCCCGACGCCCTTGCAGCAGGCGAGCTGTGTCCATATCCACTTCGTATACGATTGTTCCCGCGCTAACAGTGCCAGCCATTATTTATCTCCGGGCAATAAAAAACCCCGCCGAAGCGAGGTTCAATGTGTTTTTAACTGACCGCAATCAGTCGTAATTATGATCTATTACAGACGGGCCGCATCCGTAGAACTTATCGCCACCCTGAATAACAAATTTATGGCGAGGCTCGCTTGGCACGAATCTAGCTATCATTGATCCACCATTGAAAGTAAAACTATATTCTCTCCCATCCCAGCGAGGAGATTTCCCCATATTCACACTTCCCGCCATTATGATTGCTGGATTTCTCCCAGTAATCATGGTCACGTCATCCCAAACGAGACAGTTGGTAGTAAATGCGTGTTTTTCATTTAAAAAATATTTTTTTGCCTCTGATGGGGACATTGATTCTATGCGCTTTATTTCATCATCATCTTTGTTCTGCTGAGAGGCGATTTTATCTTCAGAGCAATTAGCCCATTGCTCTGTTTTTTTTGCAATTCTATCTGATACAGCAAACTCCGTGCCGCTTGGGTGGGCGACAAAAATTTTTGTTTTATCGTCTAGGTACAACATTCCATTCTTGCGATCTACCAGTCGTGGGGAGAGAACGAAGTGCCCATAAGGTCTGAACGCCTTGAATGTTGCGCCATCAAATTCTACCTTAGCACTTCCTCCGGGTATCATTGGAGCGCTCGCCCCTTTGGTAAGATCCGCACTTGCATATTCGCAATTCAAAACTGCAGCTGCCGAATTAAACGACGATATCAATAAAAAAATAGCAAAAAATCTTCTCATATCCCTATCCCCCATTGGTAAAAGTGAAAACATCCTACTCAGGAATAGCACAGGCGCAACGGCAAACGCTGATTTATTGATCTCAATCGACTGAAAAAGTGAAAACCAGCAGCAATGGATGGGCCTTAAAAAAGCAAAAACCCGCCGGGTAGCGGGTTAATTATTGTCTTTAAAATCTTGAGCTATCCTGCCTAAGTAAGACATAACCTCTAACTGCCGCCCCTTGGAGTGAGCGTCTGGATGCATAATTGCAAGCAACGAGTAGCGATTTTCATACAAATCCCCCTGCACGTAAACTAAGCAAGCATCATTGTCAGGGTCTCCCTTCTTGCATTTCCTGTCAGCCTGAGGGCGATTTGCAGGAAATGTTTTAGGGGGCAAGCAAAGATGGATGTGCATTACCCCGGCCTTATAAACGCTATGTGGCTGGGTATAAGCTACATCGGTACCAAAATAATTAGGCAAATGACCGGTTGCTTTATACCTTATAAAATCATCAAGGATTGTTTGTTCTAAGGCAGGGAATTTAGTAAACACCTCATCAAAAAAATCTTTCCTAGTATAATCATTAATAGAGGCGTGAATATGCACAATTTCCCCGATTTATCAATGAAATGACATTGAATCCATTTTTTTAGAAGTATAAGAAGCCAACTCTTTAACATGGTTAAGATCAGCTAGCCCATCAAAGACTTTCGGTTCTTCGGCGAGGCTTTTGGAATACTTGTTAAGACGAGTGACAACAGACCGCGCCTTGGCTACGACTCTCCAATATGCCATCATTTCACTTACAACAAAATCAGGCAGATCTTTCTGCTCAGCCGTCCCTCTAACTTCAACTTCAAAAGCCCGCAAAAACATCTCGCATGCTTCACTCATGTCTGTGCCATTTTCAGCAACAATGCCTCTAGCCGCATCTGGAGATGATTCAACTAAAATCTTGTAGTACTCATCTACCTTTTCTGTGAGGAGATAAACGGCCAGCTTCGCTTCCTTAATCTCATGTGAGAACCTCTCCATAACTTCAGGAGAAGGAGATTGAGTATCAAACCGACTGCCAATAACAGGCGCTGGCTGTTCTATGAATTCCTTAGCCATAACAGCAGGCTGCGAAAGAACACCGCAGAACGTTGCAAATGTTATGACATTAATCGGATTCATAATAACCTCAATGAGATACAGCCAAAATACGGCATTCAACTTCACATATACTAACTACTATGCATGCGAGTTTATTACCTAAAAGGTGATCCTTCAACTACTGGTTGAATATGGTTGACTCAGAAAGGCCCTAGAAACCACTCAAAAACACTCAAAATGAACATGTACCTGGACAGGCCTGAAATCATCGCCACGCATAGAGCTTCTGGCTTCGTTTTACGAGTGGTAAATTTTTTGTTTTTTTGTGAGTCATGAGGACGACTACATAAAGACCGTCTTCCCAGATTAAGGATCCCACCTGAGTGGGCTACTTCTGCTTAGCCCTTCTCGCAGCCTGTTTCGCCAGGTAATCATCAGCAACTGCGTCGTACTCGTCTTTCGTGAACCCTTTCTGATCCGGATATTTCGCGGCAATCAAAGTCTGAAACTCCGTCATCGATAGCTGCTCGGCTTCTCCCCGGCTCATGCCGAAATGATTACGCGCTGCGCTTACATACTCAAAAGCATTGAATTCATTTGTCCGATCGCCACCCTCATGACGCTGAAGCTTGCGGACTTTCGCTTTTCCGATGATACCGTGCGTTATTAACGACTGCGCAATCACCAGCATGTCGAATTCATCCATCGAGCCACGGCGAATTTTAAACGTCTTTCCTGATGCTTTTGCTGGTCGAATCTCTCCGATTAACGTTGTCAGGTCATTATCGCAGCAGGCATCCAGCACCGTCATAGCGGCCAGAAACGCCTTGCGCCCGTAGTTGGTCGACTTGATGTGTTGAATCAGCCAGCCAGGAATACGGCCGTACGCCTCCAGCGCCGATTGCAGCAGGCCAGACACTTCATCTTGGTGGAGGTCATAAAACGCCTGCACAATCTCTTTCGGTTCGCCAATGCGCGTCATATTAATGAACGATGGGCGGAAGAAGTATTCTTTCTCACCGACACTGATAAGGCATTCGCCAATCTCTTTCATGGGGATCATAGCTAAATCCGGTAACAATCATTTTCGGGGCCACCAGGTGGAAGCCCCTGAAATGGCAATTACGCAGCAGTAACAGTTACAGCGGTAGTGCCGACCTTCCCGCCGTCCGTAGTGGTGAAGGTTGCGTTACCAGTACCTGCAGCGACGCCTGTGATCAAGCCACTGGTGCTAATGGTGAACTTCGATGTGTCAGAAGATGCCCATACACCGGTTTTATCTGTCGCGTCAGCAGGTGATACGGCCGCAGAAAGCTGGCGTGTCGCGCCAACAACAACTGATGTGGTAGCTGGCGTCAGTACAACGCCGGTTACAGGCACTTCGTTGTCGGTATCTATGACCTGGATGGTATCTGCTGCCGCCACCTTGAACTCGGTGGAGAAAGTGATGATGTCGTTGGTACCGCCATCAGAACTTAATGCGTTAATAAGCATATAGCCGATGAAGGTGATCGGGCCGAATTCCATGCGTACCCATAGCGTTGGCTGGCGAGCCGCCTGAATTTCGGTGTTGAAATATTTGATCAGGCGGCCTACACCGTACTGATCAAGCTTGTCATTACGGCGCACTTCACCTTCAAATGAAATAGTGAAATCTGCGTTAGTGACGATGTTTTCCACATAACCTTTGGTATCATCTGCGTCGCTGGTCACGCTGTTCGGCGAGAAGTCGAAGCCTTTACTGGTTCCGGCGGCCAGAGCTTTCCACTCAGATTCCGCTGGAACTGCATCGGCGCAACCATCAGCCACTTCGAGTACAATGGCTCTGCCGAAAAGTTTTGTATTGTCCGTAGGGCAATTTGCTGCCATGGGGAAATCCTCTCTGTAAATAAAAAAGGCCGCCGAATGGCAGCCTGCTGATTGTGCTTACTCCCCGTAGAGGCAAGCGAATTGAAGTCGGAAAACTATCCTTCCCTCTTCGGTTAATACCGGTGGCGGGATGCCCCCCATATTTTCGATATGGCCGACACAGCTATCGGTGATGGGGTTAGCCTGGACGTAGTCAACGATACGCTGCACAGCATCCACAGCAGCTTTTCGCTTATCTTTTGCGCCAATGACATCCACGATAACGTGATACTCAGATCCGAGATCATTGCGGATATTGGCCCCTCCATTTGGACGGAAAACCATCACCGCTTCTGCCAACTTCCCCGGGTCTTCATACATCAACTGCTGCACCGTAAATCCTGCTGTCAGCCCTGCTCCAACGAAGAGGTTACGCACCCGTTCATATATCATTGGCGTCATAACGAAAGCTCCTTAGCAACAACAGCATCGATGGCGCTTCGCTCCTCTTCAAAGCCAAGAGTAAGGAATTCTTTCTTGGCCGTGGAGCGCCGGAATCTCTGAGGGTTTGCAGGGTCGTGGACAAATACTGCGTAATTAGTTGAATAGCCCACTCGCCCGGTCACAACGGCGCCGTTAGTGATGATTTCCCTGAATTGACTGTTCAGAAGAGCTGACGTGTCGATCGGGGTGTACAGTGCCGCCCGCGCACCGCCAATCAGCATTGCCGACTGCAGCGCCCTGATTACCTTCCGCCCCTGAATGTCGTTAATGATGCGGTTAGTGTTGCGCACTGCCCGTTGGACACCTCGCAATTTGATGCCCATGGCTACACCCCTGTCAAAATCGCATAATCGTCCGCCACTCGGTCGAACGTGTCGGCGTAGCGGATGACCTGTCGTACCTCGTCAGCGCCAGCAGCAACCGGATCTGCTTCGGTAGATTCACCAATCAGAAGGTAATCACCAGCGTCGGCCAGCGCGTACTCAGTCCAGACGGTGTTCTTCACGACGATTTCTGCGCCCAAGCTGGCTAACTTCTTGCTGAGCCCGCCCTCGTAATCACAGAGGATTTGCTCAGGCTCGGCATAGCCCAGCGGATCGCCGTATTCATCATTGCCTTCCAGCTTGCGCCAGATGGTCGCCGTGGCCGTGTAAGACCAGTTAGCCGTTGCCGACATCAGCCCTCCTTCCAGCGCAGCACCTTCGCGCCCGTAGCCCTGATGCGCGGGCAGTTGATGAACCATTCCCCGTCCGATTTAACGTAGCCGGTGGTCTCCCGCCCGGTGTCAGTCAGCACCCAGACGCGGGTGAACGAACGCGGCAGCCGAACGCTTACGGATGTCCAGGTCATCAGCAGCCCCCGACGACCATGAACATTCCTACGCTGTTCCCAGCGCTGATCGGCAGCTCCCCGGTGCATCCGCTGGTATCGAGGCGTCCCAGTGAATCGCGCAGCCAGGTGATGCTGTCGTCGCCGTATTCAAACGAGCGTGACGCGCCAGACGGCGCACCCTGCGATTTGATGCGGCGCGCGCCGGACGACGTTGCCATCAGCGCGGCGGCGTACATCAGGATCAGCTTTGCGGTGCAGTCGTCATACCCGGCCCCTTCGAGGCACGGGATAATCTTGTTCACCACGCAGAGGATCGGATTAAGCAAAGCGTCAGGGATGGCATACCCCAATTCGGAGAGGAAGCCTTTCACGTCGTCAGCCGTAACTGGGGTCGCCATTGTTATTTCACCTTCTTCTTCAGTTCTTCCAACACGGCTTCGGCTTCATCCGCGCGTTTCTTTTCTGCTGCCAGCGCGTCGGCGTGAGCCTTGTCTTTAGCTTCAGCGTCAGCGGTCAGCTTTTCGTTCTGCTCCAGCGCATCCGCGAGTTGCTTTTGCAGGCCAGACAGGTCTGCTGATTTAGCGGAAGGGGTTGCTACTTCGAAGGTGAGCTTTTCGCCCTTCTTCTTGTCGGTTTCCTTCGCTTTGCCGGTTTTGATCCAGCGTTCAGCGGTCGCGTCGTCAACGTCGACCACAGAGCCGACCTCCAGTTTGCGGAGATCGGCACCGGCGTGCAGGTTGCTTGCTACGATTTCTACCAGTGCCATAATGTTCCCTTAGCTCGATGCGTGAATGACGGAGTACTTGTTGTTGATGTCCTGCTTGACCATCAGGCCCATAGCACCCCAGGTACGCCAGATGTAATCGCTGTTGTACTCAGGACGCGGAGAGGCGACGGTGCCGATAGCCTGACCGACGATCGGAGCGATAACGCCTGCGCCCAGCGGCACAATGACGATTTCGTTACCGGTCAGCTGGCTGTCTTCTTTAATCGCTGCCACGCCGGTCAGTTTCATAATTTCATCCATGATGGTGCCCGACTGGAAGTTGTCAGAAAAGTAGCGCTCAAGATTGGAGATGATTTCACCGGACACATACCAGGTCTGCTCGGCATACTGGCTATTGATGCGTCGCATCTGGTCACGCAACGCGATTGCGCCAGCGCGGATCTGCTGAGAGGTTGCAGTGCCAGAGGTAAAGTCGATATTCAGACCGGAAGCGCCCAGATCGATCTGCGCTACACGCTCGTCGTCTTTCAGTCCCTTCCAGGTAAGGCCATCAAACACGGCGAAGTTACCCGCTTTATCGCGGAAGCCGTTGAAGATGTAGTCAACGTAACGACGCTGGACGTCTTCTACCGAACCGCGCTGAGCATCAGCCTGAGACTGAAGCGCCGACGGGCTGTTGAAGATCGGGTCACGCCATTCGAACTTGAAGCCCGAGTCGTGGATCGGAACCATCGTACCGTCGAAGGTGTAGCTGCGGGCATCAAGTGCCGAACCGACCTGGCCGGACATGGACGTGTGAGCCCAACCACGACCGCCGGTACGGGCATAGTCGTAGCGTGACTGTTCAATGCGCACTGAACGAGACAGTGGCATCAGGTCGTTCAGCAGCGTGAATTCGGTGTTAGGTTCGAACTGCTGCAACACCGTGGTATCAAATGCGCGGTACAGGCGGCGAATGTCATCTACAGCGTTTACCGCGTCCAGATGACCATTTTCGCCAAATCGCGTGCGGGCCAGAAAGTCAGCAACAGCCTGCGCACTGGCATTACGCTCATTTTGCAGGTTGTTGAACTGCCACTGGTTAACTTCTGCGTTACCGGTCTTCTCGCCGATAGACTTGGAGAATACAAACATTCAGTGCTCCTTACTTGAACACAACGCGAATCAGATCGCCGGCCACCGCAGTGACTGCTTTATCTTCTTCGACATAGGCGAATACAACGGCATCAGCGACAACGGCGGTGACGCGACCATTTGCTACGGCTACAGGCTGGCCCTTGGTGTAGGTACCAGCAGCGGCACGAACGTTCAGGAACATGCCCGGCAGCGGGTGAATACCGATAACCAGTTCGTTAGCGGCGATGGCATCATCCACGCTGAGGCAGCGCAGGTAGTCTTTGTTGGCTACGTACTTAATCGCACTCTCAGCGCCTGCCACGGACGCGGCAAACTTGTCAGAGGCGTTGAAGAAACCAACTGTGCCCGGCAGAGTTGAGGCAGCCGCGCCACCTTCACGATTGAGCAGCGGATTAGGGAATACGCCACCGGCGTGAATTACGTGTTTTCCGTCTTTAGCCATTTTTTACTCCGGCATTTCGCTGACTGACTGGTTATTGGTAGCCTGGCGGAATGCACCATTCAGGCCGGTTGAGGTCTGGCACTGAGCAAACAGCTCCTTCAGCGGCTCGCCGTCCAGCGCGTTCACCGCGAGATCGGTCATACCGAACTTCGCTTTCACCGCGGTGCGCATATTGCTTTTCTCGGTTTCAGAGTTGGCATTGATCTGGCTGTTCAGAGCAGTCACCTGATCGGTAAGCGCCTTAGCCCAGGCTGGCATCTCTTCGTTGTTGGTAGCCTGCTCTTTTTTCTTAGGCTTGCCGGTTGCCGGGTCGATTTCTTCGTCGCCATTTTTCTTGGCGGTGGCTTCTTCGGCCTTCATCTGGTTGTATGCGTCCATCAGCTCGGCGTCGGACTTGCCTTCAGTCGGCTTACCAGCGGCTTGCAGCGCATTGATAATCAGTTCTTTCATCGGATCGTTCTCTCCGTTGGTTTTAATCTCGTACTCAGTGGGTTTGCGCACGACTTCTACAGGTTCGCCGACGAACACGGCCTTGCCGTCGTCATCGATGAGGTACTTCTGTTTCAGGTATTTGGTGTCATCGCGGTAGATGAAGCTGTCTGGCCACACCGTTTCAGGCCAAAGCCACTTATCTTCGGCGTCACCCTCGCGCAGCTTGTCGCTGATGGCGCGCTGGATATCGTCGAAGGAAAAATTGGAGGCGTTGGTGAAGAAGAAGCGGGTTTTGTTGAGCATCCCTTCGCGGGTGCAGTCGGCGGCGTCGGCCAGATTCGCCACCTCAATCTCCTGCTCATCCCCCTCGGCATTTACGAAGATGCCCACCCCCTCATCCGGCGTCCCGGCACCAGGTTCATCGAGCAGCACCGCCACATGGTCGAACATCATGTTGGTGGCGATCTCGTTGTACTTTTTGCCCTTCGACTCGCCATTAGCGGCGATGCCGGAATACAGCAGGCCGGTGGAGATGTGGATCGGGTCGGAGTTGGTGCCTGCCAGCATCTCGTCCAGGCGGTTAATCAGGCGCTTGCCCTTCTCGCTGGATTCGGCGTACTGGCGGTTAACGTACATGTCGCCCGTCACCTTCCCGTCTGTATGGCTGACGTTCTGCAGCCAGGCCCCGACGTGGTACTCGTTTACCGCCTGGACATCACGCGCCGAAACATGCTTGCCATCCACCTTCGGGTGGCCCAGCGGCATCGGGTTACGCTCAAGCGTGTTGTAGGCCTTTTCGATCTCAGCTGCCGGGTACAACTTCCGGTTCATTACGATATCGTCCACGACAGGCGTGATGCCGCGAACCACGATATGTGGCTTGCCGTTGACGGTTTCGGTTGTGATGTTTGAAGCGGAGTTGACGACGGTCAGCACGTTAACGCGGTTGCGTTTCATGCTGGGTCCTCGTAGGTGGATTTTTGGTAATAAAAAACCCGCCTGAGCGGGTCTTAATGGTTGCTGTGATTATTTGAAATTAAGCTCGTATTTGGCATCTTTAACTATCAGGTCGATAAGCTTTTCAACTTCATCAGCCATCTCACTATACGCAACCTGCGCAGGGTAATTACCCAGCCAGATCATCTCATCAGAGTCAGCATCAACTTTAAAAAAACGCGTTAGATGCAGCTCTGTTGCTGCGCTCAGAGATATCGGAGATAAAACATACAGCCTTCTTAATTGCTTTTTGAGATCTAAGAACCCATTCCAGTCGAACTGATAATCTGGAACCTCCGAAAGGGTCTGCTCAGCTTGGTAGATCCTTTCATAGTGAATTGAGGCCGCGACATAAATGGCTTGTATCTCAATTAAAATATCGATTAAGTCTCCATAGGCTTTCTGTTTCTTTTCCCACCATTTTTCATTATGAAAGCGCTTCAGCGCGAAATTTGCTGTAAATGCAGCAACCACAATCCCTATGGTTATCGGACCAAAAAGAGTTAAAAAATACGACCCAACTTCCTGAGGTGTAACGCTCATTACCATAACGCCATAAAAATTTTGATTATGGTTTATAGCATCAAGCAGAATCTGTTTTCCACTGCTTGCGCTCTTTCGCCAGCTTATCCGCCAGTCCATCATTGAAGATGCTCCCGTCGCCGTTGAGAAGCACCGGAATCTGGATGCAGTAGCAGTTGTACCGGTTCCCGTTCACGGCGTAGAAGTCCCGCACCTCTTCGGTGGTGTAGACCTTTCCATGACGGCTGGCGTGCCAGCTGCGGGTTGTGGGCTTGAGTGCTGACAGCCACAGCAGGCCGGTATTGAGCCCCAGCCGGTCAGCGGCCCAGTCAGTTTCGTTCCACTGAGCCTGCCGCAGCGCGCCGACCTGTTCGGTCTGGGCAATCGCTTTAGCCCGGCTCATCGACACATCGAGGCGCTTACTGATGACGCTGGCCGTTTCCCTAGGGTTAACCCCGCGCGCTACCGCATCGGTGATGATGCCTGACAGGTCTGCCCGGGCCGCATCGCTGATCGCCTTCCAGTCGCTGAACGTTGTCAGCCTGGCCGCAGCCACCTGATTAAGGTGACCGGGACTGCTTAACAGCTGCTGTAACGTCGTCTGGCTGGCGTACACCTGCGACTGCACAGACAGGTTGGTGAAGGCGTTTAGCGTGCCGCGCTGTGCTTCTGCGACGACGTAATCCATCGCCCAAAGGTTTTGCTCACCACCATCCAGAAGGTAATCGTCGAGAATGGACTGCACCGCTTCAAGCAGGTCAGCCAGTTCCTGAGCCGACATGTCGTAGATGAACTTACCGGCGTTGACCTGGTAGAGCCGCATATCCTCGCCATGGTCGTGGCAGAGGAAGTGCCAGTTATGGCTGTTTACCTCACGCTCTCGCCCGGTCAGACGCTGGTCAAACAAGGCTTTCAGCGCGCGCTTGATTCCGAGATACCGCTCCTCGATATCCCGGAACATGGCGGTTACCTGCTTTGCCGATCGGGTCGGGTCAACCTTGCTGCGCGGAACTACCGGTGTCCCGACTTTCGTCTTTTGCTCCGGAGTCATCGGAAAGAGGATCATCGGTCGTTACCTTTTTATTTGGGTCAGGCGGCTTAACATCTTCACGAGGCTCAAGTTCTCCCGCTTCCCTGACCTCGTTCTCATCAACAGCAGGTGTGCCATAGGCTTGCTGGGTATCCTTCGCCACCGCAGCCATTTCCTTCATGTTGGAAATCTTCTCTTTCTCGCTTGGAGCGAGTAGATCAGACCAGGTTAACGTGATTTCGCCAGACCTCGGCGGCTCGATAACTTCCACAGTCCAAAGACGCTCGATGACTGCGCTGGCGCGGTCAGTCTGGAACCCGTTCCGGCGCCCATTGCAGCGTTTGGCAAAGTCGTTTTTGTCCTGATCTGATGCAAGCCTTCCTGTCTGCTGACCAAACAGGATGGTGAATGGCATCTGAACTGAAGAGGAAAACTGGTTCGCTGACACTGTCCACGTTGGGCCCGGGTCGGCAGCGGCGACAGAGAGGACTTTCGCCTCGCCGTCCTGAGTAACCAGAGCGGAATCTGTACCTGAGTTAAGCTTCTGGATGGCGGCGTTTAGTGCCTCAGCCAGCCCTGAATATCCGGCCTTCTTGGCATCCTCCATGATTTTTTCAATCTTGGTGTCTTTTGACATGTTAATGCCGAGCTGCCGGCTGGCATTTTTCAGGAATCCTTCAGCGCTGCCGCCGGAGGTTTTAGCCATGTCCAGCAGGTCGTTATAGCCTGCACGCAAGAAAGGGATGCCAGCCAGCGAGGATTCATCTTCTGATCCCTCGCAAAACATGATGATACGTTCAGGGTGGATTTTGATGGAGCGCATCGGGCCGACAATATTGCCGCTATCGCCGACGGGTTGCTCCTGGAAATAATAGAACTTCGGCATGGCGTAATCAGGAGACTTCTGATCCTGCTCCAGTTCCCCCGGCTTAACCTGCGATTCCCATGCAGGAATCATCTTCACCAGGCCGCGCTCACGGGAATTACGCATTACGTCACGATTTACTGGCTCATACCATTCCCGGCTGTCTGCAAACTGCAGGATGAGAGCGGAATAGTGCCCGACAAGATTCCGTCGATCGGCGTCTTTCACTTTTGCCCAGTACTTCTTCATGAGCTTGGTGACTTTCTTTTCCCAGGGCGTGGTCTTTTTGGCCTTTTTGGTTTCGTCGCCATCCACGATTACCGGGCTATCAGACCAACATGCATCCAGCAGTTTATGAACCGCACCGAACGCAGCCCCATTGCGCTCGTACATGTTATAGAAGTGGTCAAAGTCGAGACGTTCAGGGTAGCCAAATTCACACCACAGATGGTGCCGCTTGGTGTTACCTGATTTGTTGAAGCCAGCCGCATAAAGCTGACGTGATCTCGAGACCTCGTTGAGGCTGTTCACAATGAGCCCAGCGAGGACTTGCATTTCTGTATCGTTACTCACTGAGTTGTCCTTATGTGAAGAATATCGCCCCAGAACGGCGAGGAGAGTGCAGTACGCGGTAGCGGGTGGCGTCCCAGTCGTGGTCTTCCTGCTGGGTATCTACGTCATCAGGGTTTTTGCTGTCTCTGACCAGCACGGGTATGCGACTAATCCAGCCACGGCAATGCTCGAAAACGTAAAATGCTGGCTTCTCAGGAATGCCAGACTCCAGCTTTTTGCCCTCAACCACTGCCTCAAGCATGTCAGCGAAAACCGAAGCTCCATTTACTCGCGATCCTGGCTTTTTATTGGCTTCAAGCCATTCCACACCCTGATTTTCCATTTTCTGCCCGATCGACAATTCATCGTCACCGGTGTTGAAGATGGCGCTATCCGCCGGGCCGGGGATGACCTCCGAGCACATGCCCGGCACTATGTTCAGTTGCCCCTGAGTTACGCCGTCGAGCTGGATCTCTTCCGGCTCGTCGACATCTTCACCTCTCAGTCGCTTATCAATCCACGCTACGCCCTTAGCGACGTTGGTGGACGACATATTCAGGCCTTTGTTCAGCTCGTCAGGCGGGCAGCCATACCACTCGCCAATCAGGATCAGAGACCCGGCAGGCGGGCAGAACTGACGACCATCTGGCAGCTCAGCGGCAGTGCCATCAGCCTGTGCCCACCACAGGTTAGAGAACGGCTTCGACTCGCCCCAGTCATGAGAGCGGTCAACGGTCCAGCTATCCGGTATGCGGAACGGTTTAATGACGTGCAGGGACTCATTCCACAGGTGGTCAAAGCGCCCGCCGCTGGTCACATCCCATGAGCCATCAACCCACGCTTTACGCCGGTTGGGGTCTTTGATGGCCATCAGGGTCGCGATGTACTGTGGGTCGAGGTACGGGTTCTCTTTGAACGATCCGTGGATGGCCACGCGGGTCAGCGTGATTTCCTCTTCGCGTTCAGTCTGGGGGTTGAATACCATTTGCCTGTCGCGTTGCACGGTCCCGCGCGGCGCTGGCTCAATGAAACGCTTCTTCACCCAGGTGTGGCCGATGCCAAACGGGTTGGTCGTACTGAACGTCTCCAGCGGGATAGGCCTCAGTAACTTGCCATTATCCAGCGGGTAGTTTTCCGGCCGGAAAGATGAGCGTCGGCAGGAGAACATCATTTCGTAGAACTCAGGAGACTGCTGTTTCGTCAGCTCGTTAAAGCCAATGAAGGGGAATTCCTGCCCATGGAAATCCCAGTAGTCGTCAGCCTCTTTGCCGAAGCGAAAGAGAAGCTCCTCGCCTGTCGGCCACACCCAGCGCAATTCACTCGCAGATGACAGGTATCGAGCGCCATCGTTGAACAGGCGAAACATACGCTTCGACTGCGTGATGATGTCGGCAAGGTTCTTATATTCGGTGTCGAAGATGACGCCTCGCCAGAACGAGCCATAACCTACGCCGACATTGCGTCGGAACCTGGCTAACTGCGCGGCAGTTTTACCCGGGCCGCGAGTGCCCTCGAAAAGAATTTCGTTACACGGGCAGCTCAGCGCCAGAGACTGAGATCCGGGCAGTGGCTTCCATACAGCTTTGTAATTCATCCACCGAGCACCTCGTCCTGTTGTTTCTGTGCTGCCGCTTCCCAGTCGTCCACGTTGTCGCTGGTTGGTACCAGCATGACGTTGTGCGTGACCTCTTTCGCTTCAGCCTTGTTCTCGATGCTGTACGCCTCACGCTCGAGGCCGATCAGTGTCTTAAGACTGTCGCTCAGGTCTTTCATGGATTTAACGCGGGAAGGCAGGCTGATTATCTTGTGGTACAGATCGTTGAGTTTATCCATACCCTTGTCATCTTCACGGCGCATCATCTCACCGAGCTGCTCAAGCGCGGCCACGTCGCCACACTCTCCAGCCAACTCATCGAATAGCGTGTTGGTCAGTTCGCGAGCCCGGCGGATATCACCACGATGCTCCATTCGAACAGTGGCGATTACCTCTGCCGTCGCCTCGATTAGTTGCCGCTCTGAAATAGTGCTTTCGGTGGCAACCTGCCTGGCAACCTCACGTTTGGCAACCAGCGCATCTGCCTTTGCCTGGACTTTGGCTTTTAGATCTCGCTCCCATCCATCCTTTTTGGCTCTCTTGCTGATGGCCTGGTGAGAGATGCCATATTTTCCGGCTAACTCCCTTACCGATAGCACTCCGGCCCGGTAAGCCGATTCGATAGCCTCCCAGTCCGGTTTGCTCATGCTCAATTCCTTTTAGCCCCTGTAGGGCTTATCTGCGTTTTATCCCTTAGAAAGGCTTTGCCTTTGTCTCTTGCAGGAGACAGCCGGGAAAGTGGGCGTCATGAAGACGTCGATTATTGGTATGGGACAAATTCTCTCTTTAACGATGCCTGTGGACATTGCTGGCGTGCTAATCGCGTCAGTCATATTTCCTTAAGAGGTTTGCAGCTTGTCCAACGTGTTGGACTTTAGACCAAGGCATTTAGGGCTGACTATAGAACAAGGGAAGCGTCAGGCTATTAAGTCGCACAATAGATAACCACCAACTCGGTTGTCGCATATCAACTTTGACCCAAGGAGAAATGATGCCTAAATTTAAATGGTGGACTGTGATCATACTGGCTCCAACTGCCGATCACTTGACGCAGTTAATGGTGAGTTTGATTCACTTCAGCCTCACTGGTGTTCCGTTAGTATGACGTTACAGCCATTACGATAGGTCTAACCATGATGATGGCAATAAAAAACCGCCCGGAGGCGGTTACAGTGTTTTGTATGGTTTCGGCTTGGGGTCGCCATGCTTGATGTGAGACTTAATCACATCGTCGCTTGGCCTGCGCCCGTTAACTCCGATCAGATAAATCTCGTCATCCACCTGGAATTCAAAGACCTGATACTCCACATCGGGGATGACCGCCACGCCACCAACCATTTCTCGAGCCTTCACCTGACAGTCAGGAACATTGATCGTCAACTCATGCTTTTCAACATGGCAAACCGCTCCAAAACGCCCCGCGCCGAACACAACTACGTCGAACATATGCACCTCCTTTTCATTGATGCCTGAACATTATATCACAATGAAAGTAAAGGATTTTATGTCAACCTCAATAAAAAATGAGATGTACGTCATTACTATCAAGCCCACCCGGAGATGAGCTTTGGAATGGCTACTTCGCCGACGCAATTCTGCGTTGGCTAACCTGCTTTAGCTTCCATCAGCGTTACCATGTCTGGGTCCATCTGGCTGACGATCCGCTCACGAGCGCAGTTGAGCAATTTCTTGCGGCCGCCTACTCCCCACTTATTCATTGCCCGGGCGCAGGCACTGACCTCTTTGGCCTCATTGGCGATCAGCAGGTCAAGGCGGTTGAGTCGGTTCATATTGCTAAGCCCGTTGAGCACAGCCTCGCGGAATGTATCATAAACTCGGATTTCAAACTCCGGCTTAATCCAGGCTGCATATCTGATAGCGAGCAGTTCTGCAGCCCATACCCCGGGCTCGTCACCACCGCGGATTACCCTAAGTGCCGGGTTATCTTCCAGAGGACATTTTTGTCCTTTGCCTACCAGCGCCTGAACGAACCGCTTTACTGATGCACTACGAATGAACTTGCCTGGCTTTTGCGACTCGGTAGCCTCGCCTTTCAGAACGGCGGCGGCATGAAGGTCATTCAGGCTATATCGCCCCTTCTCGTCCACACGGACAGAGACACCATTCACGATCACAGTTGGATATGTCATAGCGTGTACCTACTCTTTGAGATGAACCGTTGCCGCATAGGAAGTCAGCCCACCGAGGCTCGCCAGCACTAACTGACATCCTCAACGGCTCATTCCAAAGGGTTTGGTTCGGTGGTTAATATGCGCATGCGGTGCGCGGTGAAATACGGGCATAAAAAAGCCCGACCGAAGTCAGGCTCTATTTGTTTATTTGGGTGACGAATTACTCAGGTGTTCGCGACGCTTCAATCTTCCTTATCGCCATCCTGTCGATATTGCACTGCCCGACGATCCCATATAGCGCCGCGTTCATAGCAACGCTGTCGCCATACGACGGGTTATCGGGCAGATCCGGCACATCAATGCGGGATGTTAGCTCTGCCGGCAGGCTGAGGACTGGCGTCTTTATCACCCGGTATTCCACGGGCGGCTTCTGCTGCGGCGCGCAACCGCTCAACAGCGGCATCAGGAACAGGAGCGACAGCGCACTTATCTGCTGCCAGGTAACGCTTAATCTCACCCTGTAGCATCCTGTTCTGCTGTGCGGCCTCTGCCCGTTGCTCTGCCACTTCCGACATGACAACGTTTTGCCTGTTGACCGCTCCTGCAAGTTCTTTAACGCTTCCCGCCAGATCGTCATTCTTCGCCCTCAGATCGTTAATCTGCACATCCTTGCTGTCGTTCAGCTGGGTAAGCCTTTCGTTTGTGGCAGTAAGCTGGTAGTTGCGCGCGTTTAGCCCCCACAGGCAGATGGCAACAAGGATGATGAATGCGCATGGGATGAGGATGTGCGCGTTGTTTTTGAAAAAGCGGAATAAACTGATTAAACCGAACATAAAACCCCCTTAGCTTTAGTCAAGCGGGCTTTCCTGTCCTCCAGTCCATTTGTGCCGCCGTTAATGATCCGGGTGATGCGGGTAACATCATCAGAGTCAGCGACAGAATTAAGTCCGTGATTGCTCCACCATGCAGCTGCCGATTCAGCGGCATACTGAGGCTGTGTAAGTAGTTCCGGGTTCTGCACGATATCAACGCCAAGCTGCTTCACCAGTGCGCCGTAGTTCGCCTTCCCTGTCACCTGAATCAATCCGCGCCCACGGTAACGATAGCCATCACCACTATTGCGATCGCCATTCCCGTTCCGGTTGGCGTAGATGATGCTGCCGATTTTCTTCTGGTCTGCTGGATGGGCGTTAGGTCCAGAATCAACCCGACCATATTTGAGCGCGTCTTCCTGGCTGATGCGGTTGCCGAACATAGCCAGCAATGCTCCGTAGCGATAATTCAGGCTCTCTTCGGTATGCACGAACCCGGATGACTCATGCCCCACCTGTGCGAGGAAGTGCGCCTGCCGCAGTGGCGTGCTGATGCCGTACTTCTGCATGGCGGCGTTAACAACCGGGTACCACTTCTGAGCCAGCGCAGAACTGACGCCAGTGGCTTGCTGGAATTTACTGAGGGTCAGCATTAGCTTTTTCTCCCGGTTCATTCAGGCCAAGACGACGCCGCGCATAGGCGAACAGTGAATCCACTCCCACATAACCCACGCCAGCCGAGATAGGCCAGCAGAGTTCAGGCGGGAAGTTCCAGTTGAATATTGCCCATATAGCCGTGAGCGTGGGCTGAGCGAAGAAGCAGAGGATGCCGCACATCGTTGCGCCGGCGATCCGGTCTTTCCACTTTGATTTTGCGCCGCGTGAGGTAGCGAGTATCGACATGACAAAAGCCAGAACCGAATAGCCAGCTTCGTTTTTGTGGTTTACAAGCCACGCAAGCATAACGGCCCAGGTATCCGGTCTGTCTTGCATAATCGATTTCTTCATGGTGGCACCGGAATGGTGCTCGTTGATTTGGGTCGGGCTCTCAGGGCTATTTAGCAACGGGAGATGTCGAGGGTGATCCCCGGAGCCCGGAAATAAAAAAGGCGGGTTCTGGTCCGCCGAGATGAGGGTATTGCTTGCGCTACGCGCTTATAGTCCCAGGTAGCGGGATCAGATACGAAAAAGCCCCGGCGATTGCCGAGGCTCTTTTGTGTAATTCAGTCGACAACCAAAGCTATGGCGACGATATCAGATTTACGATAAATGTATGCTATTTAATTGACTTTTGCAATACTCTGCTGTGAAAAAGCTGCTTTTTGTTGTGATCGTGTTCTCACTGCTCGCAGCAAAGCATCACTATCAAGTCGCTCAAATATGGCGCACATGGAATTCCAGTAGTCGGCGTAGTTATGACTCCAGTTATCCGGCTTCACACCGCATAGCTCAGCCAGTTCCTGCTTCTGGTATGTTTCCCGCCCGGCCAACTCCGCTTTAACATCCTGCGCCGCCAGCCAGATCAGCGCCTTTAGCCTGTCCATCGTCTTGCCAGCCACCTTCTTCACGCCCAGTTGCGCCCTGAACTCACCCCATGCCCACTGTGTGATTGCCAGCTGATGCTCCCAGCGCACATTCTCGCTGTAGTTCCAGAGCAACCATGCCTTCTGGTGCTCATCCAGCGACAGCACCGCGCGACGCCAAGATGCAGTTGAGAACTCCACCGGCTGAACGAGAGGGATGTGTGAACCTTTAGCGCGGGACTGCTGCCCGGAGATCGGAGGATTGCTCGGGTTAACCAGTTTCCCGTTCGCCGGGTTAATCACCTTCACGCGGGAGCGGCTACGTGGTGTGGCTGTGAACATGGCGTTTTCGGCAAAGGCGACCAACTGGCCTTTAGTGGCACCACTCAGATCGGCAGTCGCAACGATCAGCTGCTGGCGTACAAATTCCAGGTATTGTGTGTTCACGCTGCGGCCCTCTCTGGCTGTTTGGTATTGGTCTGGCTGTGCTTTGCTACTGGCGGCATCTTGGCGCGCATGACGCTTTCGGCCTGGTACTTTTCGATATCAGCTCTGGTCATGATTCCACCACTCCCGTGCTGACTTTCTGTATTCAGGGTTATCTGTCTGACAGATAATTTCCGCTCGATCGCCGCTTATCAGCTCACGAGCTTTCGCATACAGCCTTTCTCTTTTAGAAAGCTGCGTCGTTTCATACCAGGTGCTGGCAACGAACTTTCTCGCTTCAACTGGAGTGAATGCCTTCATGCTGCCTCCCGCTGTTTTAGTGCGCGAAGATCTGCCCTGGCCTTGGCGCGGATGCCATCGAGCTCTTCTCGGGTGTATCGGTGGGTTTCGTTGTTGGATTCCAGCGCCAGCACGCGCTCTTCGCCGATCAGTTCGACCAGGGCGGCGCGGTATGCCTCAATGTTCCCGGATTTGTGAACGTTGCAGGCGGAGCACTGGAGCCAGATATTGTCCGGGTTAAAGCGAAGCTGTGGAGCGGCGGCCGTGGTGCGGTAATGCCCGGCATGCCATGCAAAAGCGGTCTTTGTTCCGCATGAGATACAGCCATACCCGGCAGCCAACAGCGTAGTGCGCCGCCAGTCGTTGACAGCGCGCTGAGTCATCTGCGCCCAGTGGCTGAGTGGCTTAACCGCCCGGCGGCGCTCTGCGTGGCTCCGGCGCGATTCCTGCTCCTTCCTGCGTTCATCCTTGATTCGCTTGGCCGCCTCTTTCACCTTCTGCTTAGCTCGCAGCTCCAGCGCGTAGATAGCGCCGTGAGCCGGGGAGCACCAACGGATGTTGTCGTATTGCGGGGTGAACTTCTCACCGCATACTTTGCACTTGCGGTGGGCTGGCTTACGCATGACCTCTCCTTGCTGCCAGGCGCAGCCATTTCTGATCGACGAGACGGGCCGTATAGCCCTTGAGGGTTGGGATTTCAGATGGCTTGAGCTCCGGCTTGCGCTTAGTGCGAGTCCGGACCCGGTAGATTTCGTTGGTGATGATGCGAGCGAGAGGGCTAGCCACGGGCACCTCCGAAGCGGGAAGCCCACTCCATAGCGAGGCGGGATTCATCGCCCCAGCGGACGTTACGCTCAGCACCAAAGGCATGAATCAGTTCGATGAGGTCACGCATCTGGCCAACGGTCATTTTGCTGGTTGACTGGCCCAGCACCACGAAGCCATCACCGGCCAGGTTAGGAACGACTTCCTGCTTAACTAGCGCGGCGGTGAAGATATGCTTCCAGCTCTCAGAGGAGAGTTTGCGGCCATGCCATTCAACCTGGCTGCTGACGTCGCCCAAAATTGCCCAAAGCTTGGAATTCTGGTCGATGGAGCGGGTCATCTGTTTTATCTCGATGACAACCGGGCGCTTCTCGTCGAGCTGCAGCTGGTTAATCGCGTTGATGGCATTGGCGCGGATGTTGGTATTACGGAGAAGGAATTGCTGTTTCATACGGCCTCCCCACAGGAAACCGCAGAATGCAGAAAATCGCCGGTGCATTTCTGCATCGGTGACAGGGTATTGGTGTACTCGATGTGTGTCGTCATATCGTCCCCAATATGACGCGCCTGCACCACCGGTCGTTCACTCCGGTGGCACAGTAATTATACCACTAGTTTTGAGAAATGATTATCAAGAATCAGCGTTTTCGCGAGGAGGAGCATCCTGCATAACGCGCCTCATGCGACGGCCGCAAGACAGCCGGACTTTACGCGCAAAACGCTCTATCTTCACCGCTGGTATGCCAGCTAATTTGCAGAAAATCAGATTCGGCAATACGACAGTAAAGACGTACCGGCGGAAGGTCACGGCCTCTCCTCGTGCTTCGGATTATGATAAATATGCGGATGGTAGTGATTGCCAATAGAACCGAAAGCAATTCTCGGCGCTTCTGCGCATGAACACGGCCCATTACGCTCTATCCATTCTGGGGAGCAAGGGACCCAACCTTCTGGCGCTGCCTGCATAGGCTCGGCCTCCTGCTGCGGTGCTGCTGCGAGCATGGCCTTATACACCGCATTGCCAGTCCAGAGCTTATTAATCGGCGTGGTGTCGAACCGGATTGCACCCGCTGCGGCTGATTGCATTTCCGCTGTCGGCTCAACCGGCACAGCCACCCACCCGGCAGTCAACGCAGGTGCGCCACGCCGGTGCGCCAGCAGCTCACGATATGCATTCGCCTGCGGGTTATCACCGTGCGCCATCCCTTCAAGCTCCTGATCGGTGAATGAGTTGGCAGGGATGGCCCGCTCCATGATTTTCTCGTACTCAGCAACCTGTGGGTCTACTGGATGCGATAAGTCGCGGTGAGTACCCTGAAGCATGGCGGCGCGGCACGCTTCGTCAATGCGGCATTGAATGCGTGATAGCAACTGGATATCACCGCCCAAAAACTCATCGCGGCGATTCACATCGCACATAACCATCTTTGCCGTATCAAGTGCGATTGTGTCGAAATGCTGAGTTATGGCCACCGCTGGCTGCGGTAACTGCGGTGCTGCGTAGAGCGGAATTACCTCTGTTCTGTAAGCGGCCCCTCTGCCAGGCTCCATAGGCGCAAGGCACATTTTCCACGGCCCGGCGTCTTCCGTTGCTAACTCAACAAGGCGATACTTCCATGCCACCGGATGCTGCTCCATGCTGGCGAGAAGTTGGCGGGCCATTGATTTCAGCATTGCAATATCAGCATGCCCCAGAGTGTAACCGACCTTTAAATCGTAAACGGCTTGCACCTGCTCTTCTTTCGTGAATTCAGCCATACCCTACTCCCCCACCTTAGTGATGATTCCAGCGGCTACCAGTTCTGCGGTGTTGGCCCCCTGGCGAAGTTGGGCGGCGAACTCGAGAGCATCGGCCTCACTGATATCTGCGTGCATTTCCTTGGCAAACATCTCCACACCCTGAGCCCGCACTTCAGCCAGGAAGGTGTCGGTAGCCGGGGTCTTGATAGTGTCAAATTCTTCGATTGCCGCCTCAAGCGCTACCTGTTGGATGGCGACCTCTGCGCGCGCCTGAATTCCTGTGCCTTCGCCGTTTAAGTCGTTATGCATATCACCAAGCTTGCCGCCAAACGCTTTAAGAGCCGCATTCTCAGCAGCCAGCGCCGCGCACTTGGCTTCAGCCGCGTTGGTAGCAGCCTGCCATGCATTCCACATGGCATCTAACTCAGACTCATCATCATCAATCTTGTAACCACCATCTTCGCGGTAGGCAGCCCAGCCGAATCTTGGAGGATTGCCGTTGTGATAATTAATTTCCCACCACGCTTCAAATTTATCTCTGCTCATGCTGATGCCTCCACGATGGTGAAAGTCATGCTTTCCAGTTTCTTTTTCTGTTTCTCGATAGATTTTATTTTCGCGACACGGCGACGCTCGCAGTCGGCAATGGCCTCCTCTTCGGTCAGCCAAAAATCTTTTCCATGCGCAGTCTGCAAAAAGCTGTTACCTATTCGATAAGATGCCATTGAACCGCCATGTGATACCTCTGCCATGACTTTGAATGGACCTTCCGTTAGCGCATATTTGGTTACGATGACTTTCGTTTTCACTTCGCTGCTCATGCTGATGCTCTCCCGCCCCTGACAGAAGCCAGGCACTGATTGAATAGGTTGTTAAGAGGGTTGGCTGTGTTCTGCTTAATCTGCTTTGGCTGCCGCTTAGGAGCCGTTACTGGCCGGTCTTCCGGTCTCACGACGAAGTAGCGGTAGCGCTTCTCGAACCCCTCACGGCGCAGAGTATTGACTCTGGTCAGGTTGGTTAGCGCCGAAGCTATCGCCCCTTTCTGGATGGACGTGTCCCGCCGGATATCAGACATGTAGCAGCCGGGGTGCTTGGTTACGTACTGGATGATTTCAGCGTTATGGCCGGTGCCTCTCATGCTGCCTCCCCGCGCAGTTCGCGCAAGTTATCCTCGGTCAGTGTCATGTTGCCGACCTCACGGCTCAGCGCCTTTTCCATCCGATCTACGCAGCCACGGATGCGGGTCATCTGCACTTCCGGGAACTGGCTGCGGGACATCTCGATCAGCGTGTTGTAGAGATTGCGGTTCTTCGCCTGGCGGGCTTTCACCTTTGCGCAGGCCCGGAGTGATTCGCCAATCTTGCGACCGTCAGCCCTGGCGGTGGCGCGGCATAACTCCAGCGTCAGGAGAGTGTCGGGGAACTCGGAGTATTGTGAGTTCATGATGATTTGCATTGCTGTGTTCATGGTGAAACCCTCCCGTATACCGCCAGAACGCGGCGCATAGCCGGACTCTTGCGGCACTCCTGGAATATCGTGTTGATACCATCGCGGCTAATCGGCTGGCCTTCATCGTCTTCCGCGTAGACGTAGGTGTTACATCTCCACGCCTTCTGCTTCAGCACAATCTCGCCGTTTTCGCGCATCTTGTTGGAGGCCTGATCGACCTGTTTACGGGTCACGCCTAAAGTCCTGACCACGTCAGCAGCGTTGAATGATCCGTGAGTGTCGAGGTACCACTCGATTGCTTCTCTTCCGGTCATGCGGCCCCCTTCGAACGGTATGAATCCCAGGTGAAAGACAGTGTGCAGCCGCCGCCGTCGCTCATGCGGTCAATCACTCGCTCACCGATGAACGCAGCCAGCTCGTCTTTGGTCTGGTTGCTGATCAGGATGGTTGGCTTCATCCGCTCGTACCGGGTGTTGATGATTTCGAACATGATCAGCTTCTCCGCATCGCTGCCGAACTGGACGCCTACCTCGTCGATAATCAGCAGGTCAGGCCTGGTGAAGTAGCGGATCACATCGTCCTCCGTGCGGCTTGATCCCTTCGACCAGGTTGATTTGTACTCACGAGCGATTTTCAGCGCGGTAGTGAACACGGCGGAGCTCTGGTGCTCGGTGATTGCATGACGGGCGATAGCCAGTGCCAGATGGTTCTTACCGGTTCCTGGCTTGCCGCACATCACCAGGCCGCCACCCTTCTGCAGGCGCTCAGGCCAGCGACTGGCGTATGCCTGACAGACTTTCAGCGCTCGTTTCGCTTCGTCGTTCACCGGTTCGTAGTTATCCAGTGAACAGGATTCGAATCGGGCTGGGATGCTCAGGCCATCCAGCAGGCGCTCGATATTTCTTTTGCGGGCAGCTTCGTTGATGCTAATCCGCTCTTCCTGCAGGCGGGCAAGTTCCTCCTTCAGGCACCCCGGGCAGCAGCTTGGCCGTGGTGGGATCTTTACCATCGAGTTCAGGAAATGCCTGGTCCTGCATTCAAATGGACCATGCTTCTCGCAGTTCTCGGTGCTGATTGTTAGCTCGATATCTTCATGCTGAACTGGCGGCTGGCTCAGCCCTGCAATGGCTTTCTCAAGTTGATTAATTTTTTCATCCAGCGTCATGATCAGTCCCTCGCCCATTCTGGAATTTCAGTGGTGCCGTAGTCTTTCCCGGCAAAGTTTTCAGCCTGCATACCGTTGGCAAACTTGCGGGCTGGTCGAGCAGCGGCTTGCTTGTTCTGATAGCTCAGCTTCTGGCTTGCAGTGATAAACCAGTTTTTTGGCTTCTCGTGAGCAAACTCAATATCGAGTTTCTGAAGTTCGTAGTTCAGGTCGATCAGCGGGTACAGCTTTACCCAGGCTTGATGGTCTTTGTGGTTCAGCCTGACGATCTGACCTTCGAACGCATAGCGGCTTGAGATTTCATGAACATCAGCACTCTCTTCCTCGCCCCCTTCGCAAGTCGCGTCAGCGGCTTGGGTGTTAGAAAGGGAATCAGGATGAGGGATGAGGGAATCAGGAATCAGGTTAAGGGAATCAGCAGGATTTGTTGTGTGCTGTTCCTGTTCTGGCACGGTGCTAGAACTGTGCTTGTCTGGTGCTCCTTCATTTTCAATAGCTTGCTCGCTTAAAGCATCTTCCTTTTCTGGGTCTTCACCTGCTTTGCACTGTTCTTGTCCGGTGCTTTCATTGTTCTTTCCAGGTTCAGGTATCTCACTGGCAGCTTCCTTGCAGTGGGGATTTTGGTGCTTCTTCCAGTTATTAATCTGGATGTATTGCTCGCTGTTAACCTGGTAGCGGTTGATGAATTTATGGTTGTGCAGCTGCTGAAGAAGCTCATTGCAGTCCACATCATCGAACGGAAGAACCATCGCTTTGACCTTCTTCGGGCGATCATCTAATCGCCCTTCTTTGTCAGCGATAGTCCACAGCCCGGCGAAAAGCAGGCGGGCAAATGGAGAGCATTCGGCCAGTTCATCATTGGTGAAAAAGCCGGGTTTGATGTTTCTGGATCGTGCCATGTTTCCACCTTAGAGTTGGCCGTGGTTAATTTCTTTGCTGTGATTTTGTTCTGCATTTGAAGAGAGGTAAGACTCGTACTGCTGAGTAATTTCTTGCTTTACTCGCTGGGCCTTTCCTTCAGATAAAAGCACCGAATACCCTTCGTCCGCCTGACGCCTAACCATGCGGCAAGCCATTCTTATTAGGCCTTCTGCAATAGCGAACTGATCGCCGAATGTTGATATGCCGATATCTTCGAAAAGCTCAGAAAGATTGAGGCGCCCTTTCTTTTGGAAGGTAATCACCTGTCGGTTGTCTGCCAGGGATTCAACACTGGTGTCTCTATGAACAAGCCCTTGCTCATCAATTGCGTCGAGGATGATGTCCATTTCGCACCTAAAGAATTCCCTGTTTGGGTTGAGGCGATACTCACCAAGCAGCTCATGAATATCTGCTTCATCCTGCCGAGGCTGATAGCTGTGAAAAGCATGCTCAACAACGTACGGCATTGGCACGCCGGTACCTTGCGATACTTCTCTGGCTCTTACCTCAGGAGATGAGGTTGTCATGCCAATCTTGTATATCCCTGGCATCGCTTCGTTGCTTAAGACGTAAACCCATCCGTTCAACGAAAAGTCTTCCGGAATACGCATGGTAAGTATTTCTTCAGGGTCAATTTTTAGTACCCCATCGATGCGCTGATCACGCAGTTCCTGCGCCTTTACTTTGTCAGCAGTGAAAGTCATAATTACTCCCGTTACTTGGCGTAACACAGTGTCATTAAGCGTCCAGACTGCTACCAACAGCTGGACGTTTTTCATTTGTGAGAATCTCCGCAACCTGCTTTGCCAGTCTCGCCATGTCGTCATCAACGACACCCCACTCCAGAACCGCTAAGAGCATCGCCAGCTTAGGCAGCATGCTTTCCTTCCAGCGGGTAATGCCCGACTTATCCATCCCCAGCGCCTTTGCAACGTTCGAGGCACCGCGAATAGCAATCTGATTCAGGATCCAGGACTCAATTTTTCGAGCCTGATCTTTGTTTCGTGTGGTTGTGTTATCCATTTGTGATAATTCCTTTGTGTTGAATAAGTTAAAAAGGCCATGCGCAGACACGCAGAGCCATGTTTGATGTGTTTTATTGGAGCTAGCTTTTCAGCTACGTAGGCCGGACGGCCGTTGTGGTAAATCGTTGGTGCTTAATGTGTATCAGTGCTTGTTTTGACAGGCATCGCCAAACAGCAGCCATTCCGGCTCGCAATTAAGCGCACGAGCCAACTCAACCAAATAACGTGGACGCTTAGTAGCTCCGGCCTCGATAGCCTGAATAGACTGCTGTTTCATACCGGCCAGTTTTGCCAACCGATCCTGAGACAGCTTCATCTCTTCACGTTTTTGCTTGAGGCGTTGAGAAATAGTTTCCATATCACCTCCACAGTTTTATCTGTATTCTGTGACAGTTATTTCTGTTTGTCAATAACAGTTTTAACTGTGACTATTCAGGGAATACAGAGAGAGGGATTTATGAGCCTTGCAGATCGCGTAAAACAAAAAAGAATTGAGCTGGGATTGACCCAGACAGATGCGGCAAAATTGGCCGGGATAACGCAGCAGTCATGGCAGAGCGTAGAGACTGGCGATACCCGCAAGCCGCGTAATATAATCGGCATAGCTAAGGCGCTGCGCTGCGACGCTGACTGGCTGATGAATGGCGGCGCGTTTATGCCGATGGCCGAAGTGAACAGCAGGAGAGTTCCTTTGATAAGTTACGTGCAGGCGGGAGCGCTTGCGGATAAAAGCCCAATAGAGGCTTTCGATGGTAGTCTTGAATACATTCTGACGGATCTGGATTTGTCAGAGCACAGCTTTGCCCTCCGCATTGAGGGTGATTCCATGGAACCAGACTTCAAAGCCGGTGACGTTATTATCGTTGACCCGGAAGTTGAGCCGGTACCTGGTGAGTTCGTGGTGGCTAAGAACGGCGGAGATCAGGCTACGTTTAAGAAGTACCGCCCCACGTTTACTGATGCTATGGGATGCCAGCACTTTGAGCTTGTGCCGCTGAATGATGATTATCCTGTCATTAACAGCTCACTGCAGCCCTTGGTGATCATCGGCGTAATGATTGAGCACCGCATCTACCGCCGCAAGCGCTAATCACAAAACCTCTCTCCTAAAGAACCGGCTTATGCCGGTTTTTTTACGCCTATACAAAAATAAATATTCCGAAATTACAGGCAGATATGTTTATCACGTCAAATAATACAGTTTTGTCTGTTGACGATAATACAGTTTTATCTGTATCTTTATCCCATCAACAGGAAGCAGCACTCGCCAGGACGGTGAACCTACAACGATTCAGTGATGAATCTACGAGGCTGAAAAGCCTGATAACCAAAGTGAGCTTTGGGATTGGATGAATGCGCAGGCTGATGCGCGTCGTATAGGCCAGTGCGGATACGTTGATTTTACTCATGGATGCCGCCGCGAATCGCTGGAGTACCGAATGCCGGAGATTAGCACCGGCCATCCAATCGCCAAAGTTCATCAGGAGGTCACAATGACACGCAGAACAGCATTCAATGGATCAGCAGCAGGTCGTCGCCGTGAGCGTCGTGCAGCAGTACAGAGCGAAGTTGCCGTAAGCGCCGAGACCATGCATCGCCCTACCCTTAGCCGCTCTCAGGTTCAGGCTAAAGGCCAGCACCACACGCCAGCAAGCATTGAAGATGCGACCCCGATTAAGTTTGTTGCACAGGATGCAGTGTGGCAGCGCCAGGAATACAAGCGCCAGCTTGAGCGTGCCGCCATCGTCTACAGCAATGAGTTCGGCAATAAGCCGATGGAAGGCGGAATGTGCCTGCCGGATGTGGCGATTTATGCCGCCGGTCACCGCAAGAGCAAATCTCTTACGGCTCGCTGAGGTGGTCCATGAAGAACAGCATCAAGTGCCCGGTATGCGGTCATGACTTCGATCCACGCACTCCGGTCTGCCACATCAGCAAGTATCACCAGTCAGCGAAGAACTGCGAGCTGGAGAAGATACGCGATGCACGGCGTCGGCATTACGCACAAAACGAATCGAGCGGGTCGAATGGCCTGCGGTGAATAAACAAAGGGGTGAGGGTATGGAAGAAGAGTTTGAAGAGCATCCACAGGATGATATGAGCCAATACCAGGACTATCCGTATGAGTACGACTACTGAGCCCGAAACATACAAGTGGTGCAGTCAGTTCAAGAAATGCAAAGGCTGCAAACTGGATTCTGAGTGTGCTGTAGGCCCGATGGATAAACACCCATACATCAAAGATGGTGTGATTATCGATCCATGGGCCATACGGACCACGGAAATGATTAGACGAGAACTGGCTGCCAAGTAGGCGGCCTTTTAGCGGGTAACTACAGAGGGTAAGGGTATGCGGAAAGTTGAGTGCAAAAAAATCAGCTGGGAAATAAACGGAAGCATCCGCAACAAACGAGAGTCCACAATCGAAGGGCTATTTCACCAGTGGGGGTCTGATTTCGAGGAGTTTGAGACTGGCCCGGGTAACGTGACGGTAGCCATTGTCGAGTTTCCAGACGGCACGGTCGAGACATTCCCGCCGCACAATATCAAGTTTCTGAACTAACCCGCTCCGGCGGGTTTTTTATTGCCTCATACCCCAGTCGCTTCAAGTAGGCGACTCAGTTATGAGAGGCGGCCATCCACCGCTACCAAATTTGCGTCAACGACGCGTCTGCACTAGTTCAGCAGCCCAACGGGCGGAGAGATTATGACTAAGAAAAATGGCGGTCCAGCTTTTCCTCAATCAGGCGTTTGTACCCCTGAAATCGAATCCTGGGACAGTAATGACTTTGGCGGTCGCGGGTTAAGCATGCGTGACTATTTCGCGGCAAAGGTGATGCAGGGTGTCATGGCATCAGGAACGCCAATGAGCATTGGCACCAACCATCAAGAGGCAATGCTTGATATGGCGCTGGCTTTCTACTCAATGGCCGACGCAATGCTCAGCGCCCGGGAGGCCTCATGACAGTCACCCACAACGGCAAGCAGTACACCGCATCTAAGTTAAACGATAACGAGTGGCGCCTGAGTTCAGTCGATAAGCCGCGCGAATCCATAACCCTGAACCGTCAGCAGATGGCGTTTGCCGGGCTGCTTGAGCAGGTGGAGGGCAAGTCATGATCGGCTCGCACTATGGAACCACCCCTATCATTCGCCAGTGTGTTGAGCCTGGCATGATGGCGCTGCACGAAGGCCGAACCTACCGCGTTTCAGCTGTCATCCACGAACGCAAATGGGTGTACCTGCATATCGGCGCAGAAATCATCCGGGTTAACGACCGCGTTATCGACGTCCTTCTCGACGGCACAGGCCAACCAATTCAGCACTAATCCCCCGCCCTATTTCAGGAGTAACCCATGGCCGCATATCGCGCATACGACCACATAGAGGATCGTCGCTGGGTCGAGCAGCAGTTAACCGACGAGAAAGAGGATTGGATTGATAAGCGGGCGCAGGAAATCATCGCCATCCTTCCGAAAGACGCCGTCAGCCTGTTCCTTTTCTCTGTTCCAGCCAATTCCAACCCACGCGAAGGCCTGCGCCATGACAGCGCTACAGAGGCTTATAACAACCTTGCGACGGCAGTGGCTTACGCCCAGGCAGAGCACGACTGGGAACACCGCACTGGCTGCCCGTTTTAAGGAGAGGGTTGATGGCTCGAAGAAATTTACTCCACAAATCGAAATTAGCCGACTTTAAGGAGTGGCTATCGATGAACGGAATTCAGTGGAGAGATGGGAAAGGCAGTTACCAGGTGATCCAAGTTAATACGGGATATGGCTGGACACCGATTTATGACAGCAGCAAAGAGCGACGCGAGCATTTCACTATTCAGGATGCTCTCAGGCCTTTGGTAAACAGATTCATCAGAGAGGCTGCAAAATGACAGATTCAAAAACGCACTACAGAAAAGCTTTCGACTCCCCTTACTTGAGTAGCGCCGATATTGTCGAGCCAACAATCCTCACCATCTCCCGAGCAGTGCTTGAAAGCGATAAGACCAAAAAAACAAAAGACGTTTTCAACACCGCCTACTTTGAGGAGCGCGAGCTTCGCCCGGGTGAAAAGTTGAAGCCGATGATCCTTAACGCCACTAATAGCAAGATGCTGAAAGGCATCACCGGATCGCCGTTCCTTGAGGACTGGGCTGGCGTGAAGGTTACGGTGTACGTGGATAAAAATGTGAGATTCGGAAAAGAGTCGGTTGAAGGATTGCGCATCAGCCCCGCACGGGTCACCAAGCCGGTTCTCTCCCCAGATAAGTCTCAGGCATGGAATAACGCCAAAGCCGCCTTCAAGCGCGACGGAAACCTAAATGCAGTGATGGCTAGAATGGATATCTCCCCTGAGCATCGCCGTCAACTTGAGCAGGAGTGTTCATCATGATTTGGCATGATGTCGAGCAGAACGGCGAGGAGTGGGACGCTCTTCGTCTTGGCAAGGTAACAGCCTCTAATTTCGGCCTCATCATGGCAAATGACGGAAAGGCTTTTGGCGAGCCAGCTAAACGCTACGCCCTGCAACTGGCGCTGGAGCAGATTAAAGGATGCAAATCTGAGTTCAGCTTCTCTAACGATCATATGGAGCGCGGTCATGAGCAGGAACCCATGGCAAGGATGCTTTATGAGGAGATGAACTTCGTCGATGTTGATAATGGTGGGTTTTTTGACCATCAAACGTTTGGCGACAGTCCAGATGGCTTGGTAGGCCGCGATGGGCTGGTTGAAATCAAGTCTGTAATAGCCTCAACGCATTACTCCACTCTGCTCCGAGGTTCTTTCGACCCTTCATACAAGTGGCAGTTAGTAGGGCACCTTGACTGCTCTGGCAGAGATTGGGTGGATTTCGTCAGCTATTGCTCTGACTTCCCCGACGGAAAGCAGATCATCGTTTACCGGCTTACCGCTGAAGAGTGTGCTAGCGAAATGGAGCGACTCCGATCACGCCGCGCCGAGTTCATCAATCTTGTCTCCACAACCAAAGATCGAATCATGGAGGCGTCGTGAAATACACCCTGTGGGAGTCATGGGAAAAGCTGTTCCTTTATGAGGTCGGAAGCACCATGCCGATCCCTGTCATCGCAGAGAAACTGGAGCGCACCGAGAAGGCCATCATCAGCATGGCGCATCTGTTGAAGATACCGCTAATGGTAAGGCCGCGCGGGAGAGAGTGGACCCGTGCAGAGCTGTTCCTGTTCGGTCGCTTCACCCCAGAAGAGATAGCCCAGGCAACAGGCCGATCCCTTCCCTCTGTGCGATGGAAGCTCAAATCACTGACCCGTGCGTCAGGAGGAAAGATTATGACTGAGTGGACTACTGAAGAGTTGTCGCTCCTGTGGCGACACAACAACACCGAAGTCGCAGCAATGACCGGGCGCAGCATCAAAGAGGTGGGCGATCGTCGCCTGCAGGCAAATCTGGAGCGCAACGGGTGGGATAAGAAAGACCCATCGGCGGTGACTAAGCGGGAGGCGGCATGACCTATCAGCTGCACGTAGGGCGCTGCGAAGAAGTGCTCAAGTCCATGCCGGATAACTCAGTGGACGCGATCGTAACCGACCCACCCTACGGCCTGAGCTTCATGAATCACAAATGGGATTACGACGTGCCCACGGTCGAGCAGTGGCAGGAATGCTTGCGGGTGCTTAAGCCGGGCGGACACCTGCTGGCCTTCGGCGGCTCCCGCACCTATCACCGGCTTGTTGTAAATGCAGAGGATGCCGGTTTCGAGATCCGCGACCAAATACTCTGGATTTACGGCAGCGGATTCCCAAAGTCGCATAACCTCGATGGAGAGTTTGACGGCTGGGGCACCGCACTAAAGCCTGCTCATGAGCCGATCGTCATGGCGCGCAAGCCATTTAAGAAGACCGTGTCCGCCAATATGACTGAGCACGGTACCGGCGCAATCAATATCGACGCCTGCCGGATACCGACCGACGATACCCTTAGTGCTGGCGCTGGATGCCTGCTTTCGCATCAGCGTGACGGCACCGACCCGGTTGGAGATTACGAGCAAGCCCCAGACGGACGCTGGCCGGCAAACATCATTCACGACGGCAGTGATGAGGTGATCGCCTGCTTTCCTGCCAATGCTGGCGCAGCAGCACCAGTAACCGGAAACGAACCGTCTGCAGCTTCAACCGGTCAGGTTCTTGGATTGCGGAAGCGTGTTGCCACCGTCCATCACGGCGACAAGGGCAGCGCGGCGCGGTTCTTCTACTGCGCTAAGGTCAAACCGAAAGAACGCGATGAAGGCCTCGAGCGATTCATTGCGACATCAGCCAGCGATATGACCGGCGGCCGCAAAGAGGGAAGCGTTGGAATTAACGACCCGCGCGCCGGGGCTGGTCGCACGAATGGCGCGAAGAACAATCACCCAACCGTCAAGCCGATAGCCCTGATGAGCTATCTCTGCAGGCTGATCACTCCGCCAGGCGGTACCGTGCTGGATCCGTGGATGGGTAGCGGGAGTACCGGTCGGGCAGCTATCGATGAGGGTTTCAACTTCATCGGCATCGACCTGAACCCGGACTACGTGACGATCGCCTCAGCTCGCATCGCCCACTCATTCAAGAAATCGACGGAGGCAGCATGAAGCGTATGACCACCGAACAGGAGAATGCTTTGCGCGCTACGGCTAGAAAATGCAGCGACGAGCTGAAGGCTGAACTGGCGAAGAAGCCAAAGCCGAAATTCGACGCTGTCAGCAGGCCGCTACTGGCTAAGCACTTCGAGAAGATAAAAGGACTTGGCGTCCCTTTTTTATTATTCGTCTACACGATTGGTCGCATCAACGGCCAGTTCAGGGAGCACTGACCATGGAAGACAAAAGAAACTGGCGGTGCTTTTTCGGCATGCATCAGTGGTCTGTAATCAGCTCAAAGGAAAGGCATTACTACAGGTTATCTACAGATAGCAGGCCGAATAGGATAGCGACTCTTCATACGCTCCAGTGCGTGCACTGCGGGAAACTTAATTCCAAAGAAATAGGATAAGCGGGAGTGAACAATGGCAGATTTTGCAGACGACGCATCAGCCGTCGAAGAGTTGCAGCGTAATGCTGCGTTGAGTGCTCACCGGATTAACCGTGATGCGGTATTGGCGGTAAAGTGCGAGGAATGCGGTGAGAAATTGCCGGAGGCTCGCCGGAAAGCGTATCCGGGATGCACTACCTGTGTCAGCTGTCAGGAAGAGTGGGAAATTTTAATCAGGCAAGGGAGGGGATGATGAAAGAGTTAATGACCAATCGCGAACTGGTTGATGCCGCAATAGAACTGGCTGGGGAGTTTTACGCCATGCAGGGATATTCGCACCGCGCCGGCTTCGAATACTGGAAATCACCTCACCCACATGAGCGGCTGTGTTTTGAAATGGCTTGCCGGGCGTTTGAGATGATTCGCGGATCCGACGTAATGGATGCCGTGGCTGATTTGGAGGATGAAGAGTGATGGATTACAGCAAGCTGAGCGACTTTGAGATCAATAAGCGTGTGGCAATTTCCCGCGGCCTGAAGGTGCAAGAGATTGACGATAGTAAAGCCACCGGGATGACGAGCAAATATCATGAACTCAAGCCGCATACAGTTTGGGTAAGTGATGGATCTGGGCCATGGGAGCAGTACGCCCCTACGCTCTGCTGGTCTGATGCAGGGCCGATCATCTCAGAGAACCAAATAAACATCCTCTGGAACTGGAATGAAGAAGGCGTGCACGGTGCCACCGCTGATCCTCTCTATGAATATGAGCATGAGAATGCGCTTCGTTCAGCAATGATTGTCTTCCTCAAAATTCAGGGGTCAGCCAATGTTCCAGTTAATCCAGCGCGGTCAGATTTACGCTGATCAGCACGGCTGGCCGATCATTATTCACAGCAGCACGTCAGAAGTAGTCCGCTACTGGCGACAGGGCCGGATCAACACCGCGTCAATCGACCGCTTTAACAACGATTTCGAGCACCTCGACCACCGTGAGGCGGAGCAGATTCGCGCCGAACTGGAGACGAGCGAGCACATTAAATCGCTACGCGCTATGCGTGCGGCATGAGGAGAGACTATGTCAGCATACAATGAAATTATGAACGCACTCGCCTTCTACTTCGGTGATGGAGAAGGCCTAAACCCAAGCGAGGAAAGCATCCGTGAAATTATCAGCCAGGAGCATGACCCAATTGAGACGATTGCTAAAGCGCTAGACGATTACCGCGCATCGAAGCCATGACGCAACTGATAGCCGGTTCCATCGAGTCGGCTATTGGGTGCGAATGCACTGCCACGTTATCCCCCTTTCAGCCCTCCATTGCGAGGGCATTTTTTTGCCTGGAGAAACCTATGACGCGTGAAGAGGCTATCAACAAATTAAAGATTCTGCAGAGCTTGGGTGATAAAGAAATCGCGCATTGCAACGCAGATGATGTGATATGCGACCTGCTTAAGGCGCTGGGATATGAAGATGTCGTAAAGGAATACGATGAAATCGACAAGTGGTATGCATAGGAGGTCGCGGTGGAGTCACTCAGCTTAACACTCAATCAGGCCTGCGCATTTCTACAGATATCCAGACCGACAGCTACTAACTGGATCCGCACCGGCAGACTGCAGGCAACCCGCAAAGACCCATCTAAACCAAAATCCCCTTACCTCACAACCCGACAGGCCTGCATTGCGGCGCTCAAGTCACCGCTGCATACTGTCGAGGTGAGCGCGGGTGATGCACATAAAGAGGAGAAACAATGTCCATCTTCCGCAGAGGTGAAATATGGTACGCCTCCTACTCGACGCCAGGGGGGAAGCGAATTAAGGAAAGCCTTGGGACTTCCGACAAGCGGCTCGCTACTGAGCTACATGACCAGCGCAAAGCTGAATTGTGGAGAGTAGAGCGGCTGGGTGATTTCCCAAATGTAACGTTCGATGATGCCTGTATGCGATGGCTCGAGGAGAAGGCGGAGAAGAAGTCGCTGAAAGATGACCGCAGCCGCATGGCATTTTGGCTGGCACACTTTGAAGGGGTCAGGCTTAAGGATGTGACCGAGCAGCGGATCTACTCGGCAGTCAACAAGATGAGCAACCGCAAGCTGCTTGAGATATGGAAAATTCAGGCAGCTGCGGCGCAAAAAAATGGATTACCGGCTCCGGACTATTCCGCCACCCCGGTCACCACCTCCACCAAAGCCAAACATCTGGCATTGATGAAGGCAATCCTGCGTGCAGCAGAACGTGACTGGAAGTGGCTGGAGAAGGCCCCGGTAATTAAGGTTCCGGCAGTGAGGAATAAGCGCGTTCGCTGGCTGGAAGCTGAAGAAGCGAAGCGCCTTATTGATGAATGCCCCGAGCCTCTTAGGTCGGTTGTTAAGTTTGCGCTGGCAACCGGCCTTCGCCGTTCAAACATCATCAATATAGAGTGGCAACAGATCGACATGCAGCGTCGTGTTGCCTGGGTTAACCCGGAAGACAGTAAGTCAAACCGCGCTATTGGCGTAGCGTTGAATGACACCGCCTGCAGGGTTTTACGTGACCAGATCGGCAAACATCATAAATGGGTGTTCGTTCACACGAAAGAAGGTATTCGCCCGGACGGGACCAAGACCCCATCTGTCAGAAAGATGAGAGTCGACGATCAGCGAGCATGGAATGCAGCATGTCGGCGTGCCGGTATAGAAGATTTCCGATTCCATGACCTGAGACACACCTGGGCGAGCTGGTTGATTCAGTCAGGAGTTCCGCTTTCGGTTTTACAGGAAATGGGCGGCTGGGAAAGTATCGAAATGGTCCGTCGATATGCTCACCTGGCACCTAACCACCTGACCGAGCATGCGAAGCAAATTGACTCAATTTTCGGGGTTGATGTCCCAAATATGTCCCAAGAGGAAAAAATCGAAGCGGGAGGAATTTAG